ACCTAAGGAAGATACTGAGAACTCAGTTAACTCCGAGGTTGAACACACCTTCTTAGTCTACGCATACTCACCTGCGGATGCTGTTAGGGGGCTGAAGCAACTGTTTGCAGGTGTTACAATTATTGCTGTTATCTTTGGGTCTGAGTCTCCATCTTAAGGATCTACATATGAAAGTAAAGAAGAAGAAGCAGAAGAAGGTTACTACTAGTCCGTGTTATGTGGTGCGGATGAACGGTAACGTACGTCTTATCCTTGACAGTAAGCATGATGCTAAGCGTTATGCTATTACTCTCGGACTGACATATGCAGGTGCTGACATTGAACTATACTCTTACCCAATGGTGAACCCATGAAAATCTATATGGTTGTAGAGATCCCAGAGATTGATGATGTTGACTCACAAGATGCAGACAATGCATTGATGATGATTACTGATGCAATGCAACACTTTCCTTATTCATATTACATTGATGAGGTAACTGCAGATGAAGTATGAAGTAATCAAAGCCCTGTATCAGGGTGAGATGTGGTATAATGTCACCATTGATGGAGTATATGTAAATGGATTCAGAGACAAGACAGATGCCCTATCATACGGATGGTGGTATACAAATTATGGTAAAGAGGTTGCCGATGGGGAACGAGATCATATGGGTAGGGTTTGTACTAACATACAACAATCCTAGATGGTATCCGGTGTGCGCCGGGGAAACACAAAGCCTTGCACTATCGGCAACCTGCCGAATAGTTGGGGCTACTATAAGTACGAAGAAAGGAACCTTGGATGAGAATTAATAATCACACTATGAATATCTATACTGAAGACTATGGTAACATTGATGTAGACTTTAGTATTGAGTGGACTATTGAGGATGGCGAGTGGACTATGGGTACTGTAGATATTAAAGACTTCTACCCTACTATAGTTGACTATGATACAATCAAAGGGTTGTTAGATAATGTTATTGAAGAGTTGAACTTTAATCCATTGACACCTTACCGTGGTGAAGAGGATACCTATGACACCTTACCATCAGGAGCAGACTAATGTCACCCTCTAGTAGTACAATCATCTCTGATAACATTAAGTTTATTGGTGAGGTTGCTGATGTTTTCTTCCTTTGGATCGAAGATCCTAAGAAGAGAGATGATGCTCAGCGTATGCTGAATGACTTTGATACTATGACACATAACAAATTCTATCTTACCGAAGATGAAGAACTATTCATTGGTCAATTCGACCACCTATTGGAGACACAAGCATGAGCGATACTAATATTGATACTGCTGTTAAGAACCTTGTTGACTTGGTTACTAAGGAACTGACTGATAAGATTAACCTTATCTGTGAGCATGCTGTTACTTCTTACTTGGATAGTAAGGACTGTCAGTACCTTATCAAGGATGCTGTTAGTGAGAAGGTTACTGAGTGTGTTGAAGATCAGATCTCTGACATGTCATTCTCTGTGAGCATTGACTAATGGATATCATCACCGCATATATGATTACTCTTCTTACTGAGAAGGGTATTGATGTGGGTGAAGTTCCAGCAGATAAGTTTGATGCATGGACTAAGAATATGCATGCTAATTTTAAATCGTATGTTAGTGGTATGATCCCTGAAGATTGGTATATACCACCAACTTATGAATGGACTGAAGAACTACCTGATATTAATGGAGAAGAAGACTAATGGATATTCCGCTACTGATTCTTATGTTTGGATTTATTGCACATGTTGTTATCAATATTGTTAGTGACATCTTAAGTCGTAGACATTATGATACTCGACTGCATGAAGTGAATGAACGCTGTGATGGTTTGATTAAGTGGTGTCAACTATTGGACAACCAACTGAGTGGTATGCGTATGGATAACAGAACTGTCCCTCTCAAGAAGAAGAAGAAGTAAACAGAGAAGGGTGGCTGAAACGTAGTTATAGCGCACACCTTATAAGTGTGAGTATGTGGGTGCAACTCCCGCCCCTTCTATTAAAGGAACCTTATGATCTTACCCGACTTAGATGCTAATGAAACTATCTATGAGACTGCTGATCGTATGTATGATTGGCTCCGTCTTCATGGGTTTGCTGTTACTATACTTACGCCTGATGATTTAGAAGTTGAACCTAAACAGGATAAGATTAATACAGAAACAATCGAACTTGAGATGCAAGCGGCTGGTCTTAACTACATCGAATGGATTAAGGAAGGGTACTACAATGACTGATATCTTTGAGTATGATAAGAGTGTTAGTGTTGATGCCAATGTATTCCGAGCATTCTCTTGGATCCGTAAGCAAGGCTATGCTGTTGCTATGTGGACACCTGAAGAAATGGAATTAGATCCTAAGCATTATCTTGAGACTGATGGGTATGCTACCTTTGATCCTGAAGATCTAGAGGGAGCAATGATTACGGCAGGTGATGAATATATTACTGAGATGAAGCGTGTTCTCTCTATTGATCCTAACTATGAGGAAGATGACAATGAAGATTGATATTGCTAAGCAATGGGTTGATGCTCTTAAGTCTGGTACTTATCAGCAAGGGACAGGTAAACTACATGCCACAGATATTAATGGAGCATGTATGTACTGCTGCCTTGGTGTACTGTGTGATCTGTATATGCAACAGAACCCTGATGAATTAGATGTTAAGGTTGTTACTCGTAAGTCAGATGTATTCCTTCAACACACTCAGATGTTGAGTATAGGTGATGACTCTATTACTGTCTATGATAATGATAGTCTTGTGTTACCATTGCGTGTTCGTGAATGGGCAGGTATGAGCGATGCTCTTGGACGATTCATTGATAGTGAGTCACATGGACAAGACTCTTTAGCAGAACTGAATGATCATGGTATGTCATTCGCTAAACTTGCTGATGTTATTGAAGTACATGTTGCTGAACTTTAAACCACTGTCCTTGTATCTCAATTGGATAGAGGCATCGGTTTCTACCCGATAGGTTACTGGTTCGAGTCCAGTCAGGGACGCTTTGGTAGGTGCATATACAATAGGCTTTGACCCTATCATGCTATGTATCCTACCTATGGCACGGTAGACCAATGGCAGAGTCTACAGACTTAAAATCTGTGTAGTGTGGGTTCGACTCCCACCCGTGCTACTATAGGGATTGTAGCTCAATGGTAGAGCAGTCGGCTTTTAACCGATTGGTTAAGAGTTCAAGTCTCTTCTGTCCCACTAAGAAAGGATACTATCATGGTGTTTGATGCTGAGTTAGAGAAACTAATTAACGCAATTATTATTATTGAATGGGAAGATATCTCTGGGTATGCTGACTCATGGATGGATAAGAAAGACATCTATGATATGCATCCCCATCAGTGTATAAGTATTGCTAAACTCTATGAGTGTAATCAAGAGTACATTACTGTTGCTGCTACTTGGGATGAGGTTGGTTCTATTGTATCGGATGTTAATTGCATACCGATTGGCTGTATAAAATCTATTAAGAAGGTAAAGATATGAGCGAGACATTCACTAAGACATTAACAATTGACCAAGATAATTATACTGTTCTGCAGCTTATGCTTATTGAACCATCCCGTTTCAATGATAGTGAAACGGTGTATGATGTTGTGTTATCTGTTCTCAATGTGAGAAACGGCGAAGTTAACTCAATGAACCAGCGTATTAGTATTAAGGATATTGAATCACTATGGATTATGCAATGGGATTGCAAGCGTACTTATGAAGCAAGACAAAAGCAAATGGCTGAAGAAAGAACTCAAGCCAAAGAAGAAGTTACCTCCGTACAAGCGGACTAAGATACGGCATCTTGATACACAAGACCGTGATGAAGAGAACCCTAAAGGAAACTAATGGCACATAACATTACAGATACTGATGGTGCAGTCTATAGTAAGACTGCCGCATGGCATGGACTTGGCTTGGTTATTCAGGAAGATATGTCACCGACTGAGGCAATGAAGATTGCTGGTCTTGATTGGACTGTTAGTAAGGTTGGTCCAGTAACCGCAGGTGATGCTACCTCTGATGACTACAATGCTATTGTTCGTAGTGACAACAATGCTATCTTGTCTATTCAATCACCTGACTATCAGATTGTACAGAATAGTGAAGTCTTTGAGATGGCATACAATCTTGGTGCTGACATTAAGATTGAGTCTGCTCTAAGTATGAATGGTGGCAAGCGTTTGGTTGTCTTGTGTAAGACAGGTGAGATGGATGGTGTCAATGGACATGATCCTATCGCACAGTATATGGCACTCATCAATAGCCATGATGGTACTCTTGCTGAGCAAGCACTACCTACTAGTGTTCGTATCGTATGTCAGAATACATTGAGCATGGCTATGGCAGGGGGTAAGAAGTCCTTCCGTATTGTACACTCAGGTGATATGAAGAAGAAGCGCGAGGCTATGGCAGCAGCTCTTAAGTTCTATGCTATGTCCGGTAAACTCTTTGAAGATAAGGTACAAACTCTTGTTCGTAAGGAACTTACTAAGTCAGAGATCCAGAAGTTCTGGTTGGATGTATGGGGTATGGTTGAAGAGCCAGTTGTGGCTAATCCAACATTACCCGATGACTATGAGAACTATCTCCGCGCTACTGTAACTATCCGCAAGTGGGCTGATACCTTTGACGCTGAACGGGCTGAGTTAAATGGATGTAGTGCTAACCTTTGGCTTGCTGCTAATGCAGTAACTAAGGAACTTCAGCATCGTATCCCTGCTCGTGGTCGTAAGCCATCGTTTGAATCGTCTGCCTTTAGTAATCTTCTTGGTAAGAACCAAGAGACTACTGTGGATGTGATGAAGTTTGCACTCACCCTCGTATAAAAATCTAATAACCAAGGAGATACATGTCTAAACTGTGGGATTCATTATCTAAAGAAGAACAAGATAAAAGAACTGCACTACAAGTTATCTCTGAGGAAGATATGCTTTGTCTGTCGGAACATAAATACTGGGATGCATACAATGCTAACCCTGATGAGGGTATCCCTGAGCAAACATTGATTGACGCATGTGTCATCCATCTTACACCCTTCTACCAGCAATGGATAGATACGGTATCAGAGAATAGGAAGACACCTGATTGGGCATTCCCTTTGTTTGCTGTTGGTGCTGCTAAGATGGCAGACATTACTATTAGATCACTGATTCTCGAATGGTTTAACTCTGCTTTCTGGGAGCGTAAGTATGAGAACGATCTGTTCCCATTGCCTACTGCTCAACACATAGCACATGTTATATCTGAGATGGTAGTGGAGATTGTAGCCTATCAACAGGCTAAGAAACAATTCCGTGAGGATTGGCTCAAGCAATCCCACTACCAGAAGAAGTGGACTACTAAGCGATGCAAGGCGTTTGCCTATAAGATGGGTACTCTTAATAAGAAAACCTTCTCAAGGAAACAACGAGAAGACTTTGGTCATCACATGCTACGCATAGCGGAGATGTCTGAGGTCATTAACTTAAAGAACATTCGTAAGCATACAGGCAAGCGATGGAGTGAGCGTGTTGTAGTTACCTTTACTGATGACATATTGAGTGAACTTAATAAGCGTCATCAAGATGTGATTGCTACTGCTGCCCTGCTGTATCGACCAATGATTATCCCACCAATTAAACATACTCTAAGTAGTAGTGGTGGGAATCTACTACCCCATATTCGTAAGCCTGTAGTACAGAAGTTTAAGGATGTGATGTGGGATGAGAAAGTACACCAGAATGGTAGCCTTCCATCAGAGATAGTAGTCACTGGTCTTAATGCTATGATGCATACCGAGTGGTCAATCAATGAGCGAGTGCTAGAGATAATGACTGCACTCTTTAAGAACAACACACGAGATGCTAACCTTCCCGTGTATGACTTCTCAGCCTTTGACTTTGCTGATCCCTATCCTAAGGATGGGACTAAGGAAGAGAAGGCTAAGTGGTGTCAGCTAAAGGAAGAAACATATAGCAATTGGTATAAGGAAGAACGATCACGAGGTCGTATGCTTGTCCGGATTAAACTGGCGCAATCATTAATCCCCCTGAAGTTCTTCTATCATATCTATACCTGTGACTTCCGTGGTCGTGCTAATGCAGCATGTGATCTACTTAGTCCACAGTCAAGTGACTTTGATCGTGGTCTTATTCAGTTTGCTCAGCCAAGGAAACAAACATCTATTGGTTTGTATTGGCTCAAGGTTCATGTCGCTAATCTATTCGATCAGGACAAGACAACCTTTGATCAACGAGTTAAGTGGGTCGATGATAACATGGACATGCTTAAGAGAATCAATGATGATCCCTATGCTACCCGCTCTGAGTGGGTATCACATAAGAAGAAAAAGAATCCAAGCTTCCAGCGTATCGCTGCTGTCTTTGATCTGTGTCGTACTGATGGGTTAACTCAAGTACCTGTGCAAATGGATGGTTCATGTAATGGTGTTCAGCATTGGGCTGCACTTATGCGTGACCCTTACCTTGCCAAGAAGGTTAACCTCATACACACTAACAAGCCCGAAGATTTGTATCAGTATGTTGCTGATGTGATGACATCTAACATGGTGTCAGTACAGGATGCAGATACTAACAATGGAAAATGGGCGAAAAAATTTATAGAGTATTGGGAGGGTGACATTGACCGCTCTGTTTGTAAGAGAGCAGTAATGACTGATCCCTATGGTGTTACCTTCTATGGTATTCGCAGGTACTGTAAGACTGAGGGTCACCTTGATTGGGTTGGTAAGGATGAGATTGCTGGTGCTGTTGTCGAGTTAGCTACCTTCATTGATGCTGCCCTCAAGGGTACATTGGTCGAGGCTAACAAGGGCAAGGCATGGCTCAAGGTGGTGGCTGATATGGCTAGTGAGTTAGGTAAGAATGTTGAGTGGACTACTCCGTGTGGGTTTAAAGTAGTACACCAATACTATGAGATACTAACTAGACGATCAGTCGCTAAGCTATTCGATATGAAAGAGTTACACTTTGGCTCACCCGATAAGGAAACAATTGATGGTGGCTCAGTTAATCTAGCCATCTCCCCTAACTATATTCACTCACTTGATGCAAGTCATATGTGGTGTACCATATATAGAATGGTTGGTGCTGGTATTGAACAGTTCAGTATGATCCATGATTCATATGGTTGTCCTGCACCTGATGTTAATCTAATGCGTATGTTTACTAATGAAGAGTTCTGTGCAATGCACACTACCAACCTATTAGATGACATGCGGATCGAAGTATCCCAAGCATTAAAGATTACAGTACCTGATGCACCACCTACTGGTTCATTAAACATTAAGGATGTTTTAGATGCGGAGTATTTCTTCCAATGACTAAGGTATTTAAAGTTACTAGTGAGGGTGATCTAGAAGAAGCAGTAAGATTGTTTACTGCCTTAGCTGCATCTGTTAAAAAGAAAAAGAGAATATCCTTTTGGTTTCCAACGGAAGCCCTTAGTGATATCTTCTTACAAGCTGCGTACCTAGACTTCTCTATGCGAAACATAGAGCCGCAACCAAACATGAATGTAGAAATTTTTATTGAAGGAGAACCTGATGACAGCGATTAAGATGACTGTGTTACAGAACTTGAAGCCACATAGGCGATTGACAGGACAGAAGTGGAGAGATGGTGATCTCTACGATAGTTGGAATCAACTGCAGAAGGATCACTTTGATGGACTCATTGATCTCTATGCACCTATTGTTGAAGCAGGTCGTGAGCCTATGCCATCCGTTGCACAACAATGGAAAGATGCATACAAGTGGAGAAACCATAAGTGAGTAGAGTATTAGTAATAGGTGATACACATTTCCCTGCTGTGCTTGATGGTTACCTTCAGTTCGTGAAGGATATCAAGGCAGAATATAAGTGTGACACTATTGTACATATCGGTGACATCGTTGACCATCATTGCATTAGCTTCCATGCTAAGCATCCGGATCATCCGGGTGCGGTGAGTGAGTATCGTAATGCAATGGAACAGATTAAAGAATGGAAGGCTACCTTTAAGAACATGGTAGTTACCATTGGTAACCATGATGAGCGTGTGCTTCGCCTTGCAGGTGATGCAGGTATCCCTGACTTTTACTTGAAGACTTATAATGAAGTCTACAATACTAAGTGGTCATGGGTAAAGAACCACACCGTTGATAGAGTCTTCTATCATCATGGTACTGGTGGCTCTAGTATGTACCCCTCGTTCAACACAGCCAAGGCACTTGGTATGTCTGTTGTAGCAGGGCATCATCACTCATGTGCTGGTATCAACTGGCAGGTCAGCCCTCTCAATGCTATCTTTGGTATGAATGTAGGCTGTGGTGTAGACCGCAAGCACATCGGTATGAAGTACGGTGAGAACAATATCAAGAAGCCTGTGATTAGTTGTGGTGTTGTCATTAATGGCGCACCATATTTAGAACTGATGCCATTATGAAAATAACAGTTGACCTACCCTATGTAGTTGAACCACATGGTTCTATTAATCACCAAGTCTTATTAAACATGGTGATAGAAGCACATGCTAACTCAGCAAGGAATAATCCTAACGCTAGTTCAATGGCATGTCTTAATGCGAGTGGTACAACAGGACGCTTAGAGAATGCATTAGCTTCGGCTATCCTAACTCTTGGTGTCTATCATGCGCCCATCTCTGAGGCTCGTCTGATGTTGATCACATCTACTAGAGATATAGTAGACATCCTTAATAGGAAGATTCCTATTGCTGGCTTTGGTAATTCATTCTATAAGGATGGCATTGACCCGGCTTGGCAAGAGGTAGCAAACTATATCGAAGCGTACCATCCGTGGTATCACTTTAGAATACAAGAGATCAAGAGTATTATTGGTCAGCAAACTCAGAAAAACATTTATCCTAATGCTGCTATGTATAGTGCAGTCTTATGTGAGATCCTGGGATTTAAGGAAGGCACAGAGATTTCTCTGTTCATCCTTGCCCGTATCCCTACATGGACAGACATGGTGGTAAATCAAAAGACTTAACATTAGCCCTATAGTTGGGGCTATAGAAGATATTATTTTTTAGAAAGGAGGAAATATGAATACTGAAACTAATACCGAGACTGAAACAAAGGAACAAGTTCCTGCTATCCGTACCGATAGTGTTGTTGCGTATCTTAGTCAGCTTTCGGCTGGCTTAAGTCAGCTCGCATCTGGCATGAATACTATTGTAATGGATTTGAATATGCAAGTTGACAATATCAACGCATCATTAAATAAGGAAACTACGAATGGACAAGAGCAAGTTAAAGAAGATGCCACAGTTTGTAACTGAAGTAGTCGAAGTTAAGTGGAGCAATCTACTTAAGCCAGACATTGCTTTCGGTGAGGCATCTGCCAACCATAACATTACTGTTGTCTTAGACAAGACACTTGACAAAGTTCTCAAGGATATCCTTAAGAAGTCAGGTGCTACTAAGATCAATGGTATCATGGAGAAGGATGGACTGCGTACCTTCAAGGCAAAGAGCCGAGTACATGTTGAGGAAGGTAAGTTCCCTTGTGTTGATTCACAGGCTACCCCAACCGATACCGTACCGTTTGGTGGAGATAAGGTAAGACTTAAACTTGCACCATGTATTATCACACGGGACAATAGTCTTAGTGTGTACTTAAATGGCATTCAGATCATTGAGAAGAATGCCAACAACATTACAGGTGGTTCAGGTTTTGATGCAGTAGATGGTGGCTTCGTGTCAACCGCTGCTCCAACTAAGTCTGCACCAGCACTTGTTAATGTTGAGGAAACAGAGGATGAAGATCTCCCGTTCTAATCAATGGAGATTTAATCTGAATCCAGTTGCCGCATCAAGACCTAGGGTTGGTAAATGGGGAGCGTATTACACAGGTACTTATAAAGAGTTCAGAGAGAAAGCAGCAGAGGTAGTATGGGATATTCTAGGTACAGATCTAGAACCCATGACTGGTCCTCTTGTTGTTGACATTGAACTCTATGTTAAGAAGCCTAAGGCTACTGAGTTAGACGCGCCTCGCCCTGATATTGATAACTTTGCTAAAGCTATACTTGATACAATGAACAAGAAGGTTTGGGAAGATGACTCTCAAATCATTTCCCTACATGTAACTAAGCAATGGGCAGCTACAGGTGAAGATGGTTACTTCACTCTGTCAGTAAGCAACCTATAACTGGTGTATTGATTGGTCTTAGTCCAAGCAGTCCGGCACTTGTTGACTGAGATAGATCCGTTGACTTTATTGTCACCACCATAGGAAGGGAGGGGGAGAAATCCCCCTTCCTTTTTTCTAAGTAAAACACTTATCGGAGAAACAAAAGTATGATATACGAAGAGATGTCCGTAAAACACTTACTCAAAATGGGTAGTGATAATACCGTAGTAGATGCTGCTCGTGTTTCTTTCGCTAAGGAAGCAGCCAACTACACTGAGCTACAGAATATAAAGCTTATTACTTATCTCGCTAAGCATAAGCATTGGAGTCCGTTTGCCCATTGTACCCTGCAGTTCCATATCAAGGCTCCGATCTTTGTTGCAAGGCAGCTAGCCAAGCATCAGGTTGGCTTTGCATGGAACGAAGTTAGTAGACGGTATGTAGACTATGAGCCTACCTTCTGGTCACCACAGAGTAACTGGAGGGCAGCAGCAGAGAACAAGAAGCAAGGCTCCTCCTCTGAGTATGTGAAGGATAGCGCATTAGTACAACAGTGTTATAATGAATCAATCAAATCTTCTCTCAGTACATACAGGCTCATGCTGTATGAGGGTGTCTGTCCTGAGCAAGCAAGGACAGTACTACCACAGTCTATGATGACTGAGTGGTATTGGACTGGTTCACTCTATGGTTTTAACAGGGTATGTCAGCTCCGTCTTGACCCACACGCACAGGATGAATGCCGACAAGTAGCCCTAGCAATATCTGATTGCTGTGCTAGAGCATTCCCCATATCATGGATGGCATTAAATGGATCGCTGGGTTAATCTAGCCTATCATGTCGCCTCAACGGTTGACAGGGATAGAGCACACATTAGTTTGATTGTAAGGAAATCACAATTGTTGGCTATAGGTAGTAATAATTGGAAGACACACCCCAAAACTGTAAAGTATGGTTACATGTACCCATACCTACACTCTGAGTTGGATGCCTTCCGTAAGATTAAAACCCCTACTGACCGCATGATATTATATAACTTTCGATTTAGTAAGACAGGCAAACTAGGTATGGCAAGACCATGCAAGTTCTGTATGCCGTGGTGTACTCATGTCTTTGATAAGATAATATTTTCAAATGAAGAAGGTATGTTTGATGGCTGATTTAAAACCGCCCAATACTTCCCATATGGAAGGAACTTCTCAACAAGATTTAATCACACTCCTGCAAGAGGAACGCGATGCTGCTCGTACTGAACTGCTTGCGTATGATTCCTTGCATGGTAGGATAACACTAAAGCAAGCAGCTAAACTAAGACAATGGGGCTACCTAATCAAGGAGAATTCAATTGGCAAAAGATAAACCGTGGCTCAAAGCTAAGAAGCGTGACAAGTCACAGTCAGGTAAGGGTGATAAGTATCGCCCAGTTGATCGTGAAATGTATGAAAAAAATTATGAAGCTATCTTTGGTAAACCAAAAGAAATAAATAAAGATGAACCTAAATGAACTCGAAGAACTGGTGTATGATTTGGCAGCACTTAGTCACAAGCTTGGTCGTATTGAAACGGATGGTACGACAAGTCAAAACAAGTATGATAAGTTGGTTGACGAGCGTAACGATATCAAGGCATTAATTAGAACTGGCTTTAATCAAATGTCAGACAACACCACCTTAGGGTGGGGCAAGGGTAAAGATGAGTGAACTAGATGGATGGTTGCAAATGAATTTTCCTGTTGGCTCTTTCATAGTACACTCTGATGCTGCAGGTATTGGTGGTGATGATAGATTGTACCTTCGCATACAGATGTCTAATAAGAATGTTAACTTTATTGTTTACGAATCTGAGGATCCTAATGGATATCGAACAGATGAAGATCAGGCTATAGCAAGCTTTTGTTTTAGCCCAGAGTTTCTTATCAAGCTAGCAAAGATCGGATCAATTGATTTAAATGAGTCTATTCCAAAGCAAGACTGAGTGTCCACGCTGTGTACAGAATGGTGCAGATCGTAGTGGTGACAACCTTGCAGTCTATGATGATCATGTGTATTGTTTTAAATGCAAGTATTACCGCTCTTCTAAAGGAACAGAGATGACAGATGAACTTACTACAACAACCCCTAAAGAATTTAAAGTGCTCACTGGTTCTTACATTGATCTTGAGGATCGCGGCGTTACGGAAAAGACTTGCCGCATGTATGGCTATCAGGTAGCCAAGATCAATGGTAAGGAAGTACACATTGCTAACTACTATCAAAGTGGTGAGCTATTAGGACAACACCTTCGTGGTCCTAACAAACAGTTTGCTTGGCGTGGTAGTGCCAAAGGTTTAGAACTCTTTGGTCAGAACCTATGGAAGGCAGGAGGCAAGCGGCTTATCATTACTGAGGGTGAGATTGATTGTATGACAGTCAACCAAGTACTCGGTGGTACATGGGCTGTCGTGTCTATCCCCAATGGTGCTACCTCTGCAGCCAAGTCTATCAAAGAGAATCTTGAGTTCATTAACTCATACGCTGAAGTTGTCCTATGCTTTGATATGGATGAGGCAGGACAGAAAGCTACTATGGAAGTTGCTGATCTACTACCTCCGGGTAAGTGCAAGATTGCTAAGCTCCCATACAAGGATGCTAGTGAGTGCTACATGAATGCTCAGACCAAGCAATTGGTATCAGCACTATGGGAAGCACAGCAGTATTCTCCTGATGAGATCATGCACATCTCTAAAGTTATCACAGACTCACAGTCTATGAACCATGCTCGTGTCTATCCCTTCCCTTACGATGGTCTATCAGAGTTCCTGATTGGTCAGCGTAGTGGAGAGATTACACTATGGGCATCCGGTACTGGGTCTGGTAAGTCTACTATACTTCGTGAGCTTATGATGCATCACTTAGTAGAGGGTCGTAGTGTTGGGTGTATCATGCTTGAGGAATCTCCACAGGAAACTATGGATGATATGATCAGCTTGATACTTAACAAACCAGTCCGTGCTATTAGAGCAGGACGAATGATGAATGAATTGCGTACCATGCTTGGCAAGAAACAAATCAACATGGCTATGGTTGATGATCTTACTGATGAGGAATACGCAGCAGCTAAGGCACAACTGTGTGGTACAAACTTCTATGTGTATGACCACTTAGGTAACAGTGCAATGGCTAATCTGCTGGCTCGTATGGAGTTCATGGCAACCTCCCTCAAGGTAGATGTCATTGTGCTTGACCATATTACCGCTGCTGCTGCAGGACTTATGAGTATGCAAACTAAAGATGTCGAGGGTGGTAACTCAGAGCGTATCATTATTGATACACTCATGAAGGAACTCCGTGCTATTGCTGTGCGTACAGGTGTGCATGTAGACATCGTGTCACAACTCAAGAAGAGTGACAAGGCATACGAAGAGGGTGATCGCATTACCCTGCAAGATCTGCGTGGCTCAGGTGCATTGGCATCTGTACCCAACACAGTCATTGCCTTGGAGAGAGATCGACAGAACACAGACGAGAAGATTGCTAACACCACACTAGTGCGTGTACTCAAGAACCGTCTGACTGGTCGAGCAGGTATTGCAAGTACATTATATTATGACCATGTGTCAGGCAGACTAGAAGAAATTGGATTCGCTATTGCTGAGGATGGCTCAGTAGTATTTGAACCACAACAACAGGAGTTCTAATGAAAGTATGTGTACTTGATATTGAAGGAAATGGTTTAGCTGAGTTGGTATTAGATTCTAAAGGTAATCCTCACAAGGAAGTTACTCGTGTATTATGTGCAGCTACCAAGATTCCTAATCAAGAACCAGTACTTTGGTTAGAACATCAGATGCCTGAGCTTGTAAATTACCTCAAACAATTTGATGTTATTATCGGTCACAACATCTTGGGGTATGACTACCCGGTCATGCGTAGGCTGTACAATATGGCTATGCCTAAGCGTATTGTTGATACACTTATCATCAGTAAGCTAATGCATCCAGACATCAACACCCACCCATTCAAAGACAACTCACTCAAGTCATGGGGTATACATCTTAACTTTCCTAAGTCAGAGTATACCTTGGGCTGGACTAGTTACAACCTAGAGATGGGCAAGTACTGTCAGCAGGACACTCGACTTGGCGAAGCTATCTTCAATAAACAAAAGAGTTTTATATCAGACAACAAAAATATTGTAGCCTTTGAGCATACAGTATCTACAATTTTAATGGAGCAAGTGTGCAATGGATTTAATTATGACCTTGATGCCGGAGAAGAGTTGTATAAAAACCTTATGCTGGAAAAACTTGGTATCGAAGATGAAATGCGTCAAGTCTTCCCTGACCGGGTTATCATTAGACATTCGCCCAAGACAGGCAAGAGACTCAAAGACAAAGTAGATACCTTTAATCCCGGTTCTCGACAACAAATAGCTAACCGTCTTACCGAAAGGTATGGATGGAAACCACAAGAAACTGAGAAGGGAAACCCAAAGGTAGATGAATCCGTGTTGGCTGTGTTAGACTATCCAGAAGCAAAGACACTCGTAAAGTATTTCAATGCAATCAAGTTAATGGGTATGGTTGAGGACTGGAACAGTCGATCAATCAATAGTCGAGACAAGCGTATACATGGCAACATCAATCCACAGGGTGCAGCGACAGGTCGTTGTACCCATAGTCAGCCCAACATAGCACAGGTAAGTGGTGACCACAGAGCAAGAGAACTCTGGCTATGTGATCCCAAGCAGGTGTTAGTTGGTGCTGACTTGTCGGGGCTAGAGCTTCGTATGCTTGCCCACTTCATGGCTAAGTATGACAACGGTGAATATGGTAAAGTACTCTTAACAGGAGACATTCATACACACAATCAGAAGGCAGCTGGACTCAGCTCACGAGCATTAGCAAAGTCTTTTATCTATGCGTACCTCTATGGTGCGGGTGACAAGAAGATTGCTTTAGTTTGTAGTTGTAGTATTGGTGAGGCTAGAGGATTACGAGAACGCTTTCAGAAAGAAATCCCTGCCCTTACTAAGGTACAGGACATGGTAAAGTATGAGGCACTCAAGCACAAGGGTGTGCTCCTGCCTGATGGTAGGCGTGTACCCGTGCGTAGCGAACACGCTGCCCTCAACACCCTGCTGCAGGGTTCAGGAGCTATCGTAAGCAAGTACTGGATGGTCGAGGCGTTCAAGGCTATCAAGCCCGCAGGAGCCAAGCAGCTGGCTTATGTGCATGACGAACTACAGTACTCATGTCCGGCAGATACTGCCGATGTATTTGGTAAGGCTGTTACTGCCGCTGCTACGGCAGCAGGTGAGATGTTAAAGATGAATATTCGTATTGATGCAGAGTACTGCATTGGTAAGTGCTGGGCTGATACACATTAAGGAGACACATGTCTAAGTTAGAATTATATATTGCTGGTCCTATGAGAGGGTATCCTAACCATAACTTTGAGGCTTTCTATAAGGCTGAGAAGAAGTGGACTAAGAATCCTGTGGTTGGTAAGATCCACAATCCCGCTAAGATGGATGAGGATGAGGGGTTTGATCCCTCTACTGTTGAGGATTCATTAGATCATCTTCGTGCTTGCATGAAGCGTGACATTGATGCTATCCTTCAATGTACTGGGATGGTAATGCTTTGTGGTTGGGAGCATTCGGAAGGTGCGAGGGTTGAACATTCACTAGCTACATATCTAGGGATGCCGATCTTCTATGAAAGTTAATGGAAGAATTGTATTTTATAACTTCAAGAAGGTACAAGGGTGGCGATACTATGCCATTCGTTTACTATCTTGGAGCCGTCATACTCATGCTCACATTGAGTTTGATCTAAGTATACCATTTGCTTTTGTAGTGGTAGATCGTAAGCCAGTAAAGGTAATGAGACTTGCCAATCTTAAACAACTAAAGATAAGCAAGTACTATGAGTTTGATCTAGGATCTATAGACATGAGTGAAGAAGATATTACTTTTGCTTACAAATATAAACCACTCAATAGTTATAAGATGCTAGTGTATACACTCATAGGTAAACACATTGGTATGAAACAACCAACCAATTGTATTACTTTTATATGTGACTATTTAAAATTTAAAGGTTGGGATACACCCAATCTGTTCAACCCTAAACAATTATGGGAAAGCTTACATGATAACGATAATGATCGGTGGACAGGCAAGAGTCGGGAAGACAACACTAGCAAAGTGGATCAGTGAGTACGCTTATAACAATAAGTATACACCAGTGATTGTTCCCTTTGCTGCTGCCCTTAAGGAAGAAGCGGCTAAGAAGGGATACACTAAGGATACCAATCAAGAAGAGTATCGTGAGTTCTGTCAGACCCTTGGCTCTACTATGAGACAAGAAGATCCAGACTACTGGGTTAAACAATTCCGAATTAAGATTAAGAAACTATATGAGGAAGAGCAAGCTGCTCTGAAGGCTGACCCATCTATCTGGCATGAGAAGGTTGTCATTGTAGATGACTGTCGCTATACCAATGAGATCGCTGCTGCTCGTGACATCCGTGCTCTTACAGTCTTCATCTCAGCAGGTGAGCGTGAACTCCCTGAGAAGTTTGCAGAGTGGAGAACACATGAGTCTGAAGCACTAGCAATTGCTATTGAGACAGGCAATAAACAATATGAAGACATGTTTCATTACACACTAAAGAATGATGAGAGTGAGGCAGCATTCAAAACTAAGTGCAATACAAAGTTTGATGAATGGTTTCACCTACTCTCCGAATCAATGTTAGATGATTTGTGTAACTGTGAGCTGTGCCTATCCTCAAGAGAAGACAGACTACCTGATGGAGATACTGTGTTCAAAGAGATCATGGAAATTTTTATAGATAAGGAAGACGATGATAAGCCAACCAAGACCTGATACTGCTGTGCTTGACGGAGACATCATTGCCTATCGTGCTGCCTTTTGGGCAGACCAAGAAGGCATTGAGTACCTTGCGGAGCGCATTGAACATGATGTCAAGGCATGGACTCCAGTAGGAGTAACGAAAGTATATGTGGCTATCTCCTGTGATCGTAAAGATAACTTTCGTAGACAAGTGTGGGAACCATATAAAGCTCATCGGGATGTGAAGAAACAAGCACCAGATTGTTTATCATATGCTGTTGATTTAATTAAACAGAACGACATACTCTTTGTTCCTACCCTAGAGGCTGATGATATTATGGGACTTATGGCTTCAGGCAATAAGGCTATTGCCGTAACCATTGACAAGGATCTCCGGTCTGTACCGGGGTGGCATTGGAACCCAGACAAAGAAGTTAAACCGCTGGAACTTGATACTTATACCGCTGACTTTAACTTCCACAAGCAGTGGATCATGGGTGATACGACTGATAATATCCCCGGTATCTGGAAGTGGGGACCTGCCAAGGCAGAGAAGTGGCTTAAGTATGTCCATCCAAGGAACTGGACAGCCGCCGTATTGGCAGCTTATGACCAAGCTAAGCCTCAGGAAATGGATAGATATGGATATGATTACTGTCTCGCTATGGCTAGGTGTGTTCGCATCCTTAGACATGGTGAATATAACAAGAAAACTAAGGCTCCACTATTGTTTGACCCAATAGTTGGGGCTACTAAGAGTGATACTCAAGGGAACACTAATGAACACTGATGTAAATCAATACAATACTGAGTCTGTGACTATTGTTAATCCAAACAATTACAATACTTCTACTTATACCCATAGCGATTCTAAGATCCCTATGGTACTCCATGACAAGGATTGCCTACCAGCGTACTACTCCAATGGTGCAGCCGGGGCTGACCTTAAGATCACTGCTGATGTTACTTTAGTACCCGGAGTTCCCTCTTGGGTATCTACAGGGATTAGCCTAGCTATCCCTCAGGGATATGTAGGATTATTATTTATGAGATCAAGCCTAGCCACTAAGGGAATCAACCTAGCCAACTCAGTTGGTGTCATTGATTCTGATTATCGTGGTGAGGTTTGGTTAACACTTATCAACAATACAACAACAACACACACTCTTCATAGAGGTGACCGTGTTGCACAGATTGCCTTCATGCCCGTCACACAGTTCCCGTTTGTCTCTGTAGATAAACTTCCATATACTGTACGAGGCGAAGGTAAGTTTGGGAGTACAGGAGTCTAATGGATACATTTCAAAAGTTTATTGCTATCAGTCGCTACAGTCGTTGGCTTGATAAAGAAAATCGTAGAGAGACTTGGGATGAGACTGTCGATAGATGGTGGAATTACTTTACTGGTAAAGCTCCTGTCCTTCTGACACGGACAGATATCAGAGATGCTATCCTTAATCTAGAAGTACTGCCAAGTATGCGTGGGTTGATGACCGCAGGTCCAGCATTGGATCGTGATCATACTGCCCTATATAATTGCTCATACATTGAGATTAATAAAACAACTTCCTTCTCCAACCTCATGTACATTCTTATGTGCGGTACTGGAGTAGGCTATACGGTTGAGCGTAGATGCACCGACAAACTTGGGACTATCCCAACAATACATAAGATGTTTGATACAGTTATGTTTGTTGAGGATAGCCGCGAGGGTTGGTGTGATGCACTTAACAATCTACTTGACAATCTTTACAAGGGTATCCACATTAAGTGGGACACAAGTAAGATTCGTAAGTCAGGTGAAAGACTAAAGACCTTTGGTGGTAGAGCAAGCGGTCCTGCCCCACTAGAAGAAGTCTTTAGATTTGTAGTACAGACATTCTATTCTGCCCAAGGTCGTAGACTTACGCCCCTTGAGTGCCATGATATCTGCTGCAAGATTGCTCAGTCAGTCATCGTGGGTGGTGTACGCCGCTCCGCTATGATCTCTCTAAGCGACCTAGCAGACCGTGAGATGGCTACATGCAAGAGTGGTGCGTGGTGGCAAGCCTCAAGTCATCGTGCCTTAGCGAACAACTCAGCCATCTACAATGGCAGACCATCAATGGGTCAGTTCCTCGAAGAGTGGACAGATTTATACAACTCCCATAGTGGAGAGCGTGGTCTTTGTAATCGTGATGCAATGAAGAACATTGCAGTCAAGGCAGAGCGTGGTGAGGATCATTACTATGGGACTAACCCATGTAGTGAGATCATTCTACGCCCTAATCAATTCTGTAATCTATCTACTGTTGTTGTCAATGCAACTGATACACAAGAGTCGTTAGAAAAGAAAATTGAAATGGCTACCATCATTGGTACTATCCAAAGCATGTTCACTTACTTCCCATACCTAGCCAAGGATAAGACATGGCAGGATAACTGTGAAGAAGAGAGACTGCTTGGTGTATCCATGACAGGTATCTTTGATAACAAGTTGATGTCTGGTCTATTAGGACATGGCAGACTTAAGTATGTCCTTGAGGATCTACGAGAGACAGCCATCAAGACTAACCTTGACTGGTCTAAGAAGCTGGGTATCAATCCAAGTAAATCAATTACTTGTATTAAACCAGAAGGTACAACTTCATGTCTTGCTTCGTCAGCCAGCGGATTACATCCCCGGTATGCTGAGCATTACTTTAGAAGAGTCCGTATCGACAAGAAGGATCCACTCTACTTCATGATGCGAGATGCCCAAGTACCAGTAGAAGACTGTGTAATGAATGCGGATTCAACTGCAGTCTTTACCTTTGTTCAGGCTGCTCCATCGGGATCACTAACTCAGAATGAACTATCAGCTATTGATCATCTTAACTTATGGTTAACCTATCAAGAGCATTACTGTCAGCACAAGCCAAGCATTACTGTTAACTATGCTGACAATGAATTCCTACCTGTTGGACAATGGGTATGGGAAAACTTTGATAAGATCTCCGGTATATCTTTCTTACCTAAGTCAGATCATATCTATGCACAAGCTCCCTTTGAATCTATATCACTAGAAACTTACAATTCGTTTCCTGTTATAGATGTAGACTTTAATCATCTCTCTTTATACGAGAAGACAGACACAACAACATCATCTCACACCTTAGCCTGTACTGCAGGAGCTTGTGAGATAATAGATTTAACAGGATAAATAATGGCAAGAAAAAAGAAACCAACAATGGAAGAAAGAACAGCTTCTATTGCTGCTCTCACTGCACAACAGACTGAACTCAAAGAAGATATTGCTGGTGTTCAGGGTGGTCTTTTAAACATGGCAGATGTAGGACAAGCGTCTTATTTCTCTGCCACTAAAGAGACTGCCCTGACTAAGAAAGACCAGCTTAATTTTGCTGATGTCTACAATCCTCTCTATGAAAAGATGAAGGATGTTCGTTTTACTGTGGGTGAGGATATAACCACAGCAAATAATGATGCTGCCTTCTATGTGTTTAATCCAGAGACTGAAGCAAAGCGACAAACTGATGAGCAGATGGGTGCAATTACCAAACAGAATGAAGAATTTGATCTACAGCAGCAACGCATCACTGAGTTTCTAAAACAAGAAGGTGAAGCACAAAAGGTTGGTGTTCTAGAACAATATCTTTCATCAGTAACAAAGAATGCACAAACAGGGTATAGTAGAAGCACAGATGCTGGCTTTGATATGGATGCATACAAGGCAGCTAGAAATAAAGATAAAAGCTTTAGCTATGATGCTAATAGAAATAAAATTTATAGTTATAAACTACCTGAAGAAGTAGCCGCTGCTAAACTACAGACTCTTAGAGATGTAGAAACACTACGCTTTAGATCTGATCCTACTTTACAGAACACCCAAATAGAAAAATACGAAACAGTACTTGAAAAACAATTAGCTGATTTGAATAAATCAATTGCTAAACAAACCAAGCAGCAAACTAAAGCTGCAAATAAGCAAGCAAAGCAAGCAGCTAAGGCTGCAAAGAAAGCCAGTAAGAACACATGATTACTAATATTCAACAATCGAAGACTCGCTTAGCTTTGTCTACCCCAATAGATCTACCTGAAGTTAAACAGTTAATTAAAGATCTGTATATTCAAATAGAAGAGTTAAGAAATGAAATCAGAAAAGTATCCGAGAATAGACCCAGACCTGATAAAAATTCTGGAAGAACTATACAAGCCCCTTGAATACGATGCTGACTGTGAAGAAAGCAAGTTTGCAAGACGATCTGCATATAGAGCAGGGCAAATAGAAGTCGTAAACAAATTAAAAGCTGTGCTAAAGCAACAGCAAGGAGGTAAGTAATATGGGTGGAAGCCCTAGTATTAGTGGTGGTATGACATATGATGAACAGAAGAAACTGATGGATGACGAACGCGCCTTCCAAAAGGAACAAGAAGAAGAGCGTAGAAAAGCAGCAGAAGATTCCGAGACTCGCCGTGTTGCTAGAGAAGCTATTGCTATGGCTAGAACCAAGGCAGATGAGCAAGCAGCAGTCCAAACATCCACTGCTGCAGAACAAGAAGCAATTATGGAAGCTCAGTCACAGTCTGAAGCACAGAGTACTAGAGGTATTCAAGGTGGTAACGCTAAGGCATTAGATTTTTATTCCGCATTATATAATGGTGTATCTACATAAAGGAGTGTAAATGAAAAACAATCTTGTTGAACGCTTCCGAATGTTAGATGCAATGCGAACATCTAAACTATACCGTGCTCGGCTATGTGCCGCACTAACTGTTCCAAGTCTTCTCCCACCTTCGGGTTGGACGGAAGAGATGGAACTACCACAGCCAACATCATCTGTTGGTGCAAGAGGTGTGACTTCATTAGCTAGTCGAATGCTGTCAGCAATGATGCCTTTGAATGACACACCCTTTTTTAAATTTGGTCTTCGGTCTGGTGTAGAACCAACCGCAGAAATTGGACAGTATCTTGAGACTATGAGTTATCAAGTCTATCGCAAACTTATTGGTACTAACCTAAGAGAAACAATCTTTCAAACAATACAAAATTTAATTGTAGTTGGAGATTGTTTAGTACATGAGATGGATGACTTTAAGTTTAGAGTTACTCGTCTAGATAACTATGCTGTACAGCGTACTGTTGCTGGAGATGTCAATGAAATTATTCATATTGAATATGATCTTGTAGATCCAGAAGCAATTAGTCCTCACTTCTCTTTACCCGAATCCGCTAAGAGAGGTTACAAAAAAACATATTGTCAATATCTCAAGGAGGACAACCTATGGAAGTACAAAAAGGAAGACGGCGATGGGAACCTACTGACAAGCGGTGTCTACGAAGTATGTCCTGTGACGGTACTACGGTGGTACGGCATACCCGGAGAAAACTACGGGAGATCGCACTGCGAAGATATCCTAGGCGACCTATCAAGTCTTGATGGTTATACTAAGGCACTGCTTGATGGCATGGCAGCAGCCTCAGCTTTCTGGATGGGCATTGATCCATCCGGTATTACTGAGGTAGACGATGTTGCTGATGCACCCAATGGCTCATGGATCCCCGTGAGACAAGCAGATGTATTCGTACTGTCACCATCACAGACAATGAACCCACAGATCTCAGCCGCTCAGACCGCTGTTGAAACTATGCGTAGAGAGATTGGTCAGGCATTCTTAATGTCTGCCTCCTCACTACCAAGTGGCGACCGCGTGACTGCTACTGCTGTTCGTATGATTGGTTCTGAACTTGAGACAGTCTTAGGTGGAGCATTCAGTGCTATCGCTAGAGATCTCATGGAACCAATTGTCAAGCGATCTGTATTTTTAATGATTGAAAACGAAGAACTTGATACAAGAATGTATGAACAGTTCTTTGATGATGAAGGTGTATTATCTATTGAAGTAATTACTGGTCTTCAAGCCTTGAGTCGTGACACTGATTTGCAAAAGCTTATGCAGATGGGCGAGATGGTTCGCAATCTACCTGAGCAAGCAGCCGCTGCGTTTAAATGGGAAGAGTATGCTAGAGCATTGATTACTTCTCTTGGCTTTGATGCCCGTAATTGGGTACGCTCAGCTGAAGATATTCAACAAGAGCAGATGATGATGCAACAGCAACAGGCTCAGCAGCAGATGACTCAGGCTTCCACACAGGCAACTGCTGGAGCAATGGGTAACATCATGGCACAGGCAGGACAACAAGATCTCGCACAAAATGGTGGACAAGGTATCATGAATGTTCTACAGAACTCAGGTGCTGACATGTCTGCATTTACAGGAGGACAACCTAATGGCTAAGAAAGTTAATAAAGCTAGCATGTCTTGTAACAAACCTACTAAGTCTCCTAACCCGAATAAGAAACGGGTAGTAAAGGCTTGTGCTAATGGGCAAGAGAAGATCATTCATTATGGGGCAGCAGGTTATGGTAACAACTATAGTCCTGAAGCTCGTAAGTCTTTCAAGGCTAGACATAAGTGTGATTCCGCAAGTAATAAACTCACTGCTAAATACTGGGCATGCAAAGACCTATGGGGTGGACCCGGTAAGTCTAAGACATCATGCCCCAAAAATAGAAAATGTAAGTAATGAGCACAAGCCAAGCATTACAACAACAGCAATTATTTAATACACAAATAGAAAACCGCTTACAATTACACACACATCCACTATCAAGTCTGACTCAAAGTGGAGCTATTATAGGTCAAGTACCTACATGGAACGGAAGTACATGGGCAGCGGCAGCACAATTAGGTACTGGAAATGTTGAAGTAGCAGTACCTGATTACTCTAATATAAATACTGTAGCAAACTTTAGTGCTCCTGTATCTTTTACTAGCCCTCTTTTTGTATTGCAGATAGGGGCTACTATTCCAACGGATGGTCAAGTATTAACAGCATCAGGAGAAAATGGAACGGCAATTTGGGCTGATCCCATAAGCGTAGGCATGATTGATGGTGGCTTTCCTAGTGATAACTACAGCAACATCGCAATTATAGATGGAGGTACACCTTAATGGCAGCTAAAATTCAAATAAGACGGGGTACTGCTGCACAATGGACTGCTGCTAATCCAGTTTTAATTGTTGGCGAATTAGGATTTGAAACTGATACAAAGTTGATTAAGGCTGGTGACGGTACAACAGCATGGACAGCTCTTGCTTACTACACAGGAGCAGCACCAGACGCACTAAATCTTACAGGTACAACACTTGCCCCTACTATTGTTTCATCTAGTTTAACCACAGTTGGAACTCTTACTGGTCTGACTGTCTCTAATACTATTACAGGAAACATAAACACTGCTTCACAGTTACAAAACCCAAGAACAATAAGTCTTGGAGGAGAAGCAACTGGTAATACAAGTTTTGATGGATCAGCTAATGTTACAATTACAACAACTATTCCACTGCTTGACGGCGGGAATTACTAAGGAAAACTATGCCAAATACAATTAGAATTAAACGAAGTACAGGAATCGCTGCACCAGCCTCACTTGCAAACGCAGAATTGGCGTTTACAGAAGGAACAAAAACTCTTTACTATGGAGTAGGTACTGGTGGAGCAGGTGGAACTGCTACTACTGTTGAAGCAATTGGAGGACTTGGTGCTTTTGTTTCTCTTGGAAGTACTGCACAAAGTATTGCAGGTGTTAAGACCTTTACTGGTGCTACTGTACTTGGAACTCCGGGATCTGGAACGCTCACTAATTGTAGTGGTCTTCCATTAACCACAGGTATAACTGGTACTCTTGCTGTTGGTAACGGAGGTACTGGAGCTACTACGCTTGCACTAGCGGGTATTGCCTTGCGGGGTGCAAACTCTGACATTACCTCCCTATCAGGACTGACAACCGCTCTATCTGTAGGACAGGGCGGTACGGGCGTTACTACAAGCACAGGCACAGGTGCAGGAGTTCACGCAGTAGGTCCAACATTTACAGGAACAATTGGCTGTGATGCTATTACATCTACAGGAAATATTATTGTTGGTGGTAATCTAACTGTCAACGGAACTACTACTACAATTAATGCAACTACAACGACTCTTGATGATCCCATCATTACTCTTGGTGGTGACACCGCTCCTGCAGCGGATGACAATAAAGATCGCGGAGTAGAATTTAGGTGGCACAATGGAACTTCGGCAAAGCTTGGCTTCTTTGGATTTGACGATTCAACTGGATACATGACTTTTATTCCTGATGCAACAAATACAGCAGAGGTTTTCTCTGGAACTATGGGTGACATCCAAGCGACTAATTTCCGTGGTGCTTTGATTGGTAATGCAAGTACAGTTACAAATGGTTTATACACAGACAGCACCGTTGACGGTGGATCTTATTAAGGTAACTAATGGCAAATATAATTCAGCTTAAAAGAAGCGCAACGGCATCAGCGATACCATCAAGTGGATCTCTAGTTGCGGGAGAACTAGCTGTAAACACAGCAGATGGAAAATTATATCTAAAAAAAGATGATGCATCGGTTGTGCAAATAGGTGCTGGATCAGGTGCTGGATTAGGGGATGCTAATACATTCACAGCACTAAATAGTTTTAATGCAGGTATATCTGCTGCTGGTGCAACATTTTCTAGCGCAGTAAACATTACATTGAATACCGCTCCCGCACTCAAAATCGGAACTCATGGAACAAAAGACCTACTATTATCATCTACTGATGGTGTAGGACTTATAGAACAAGGTGGGGCAGGTTCAGCACAACTAACGATTAGACAAGCAAGCGGTGGTATTGTTAAGATTGGTGGTGTTACTAATTTTGCTTATGTATCAGATGCTACTGACGCAATAGCATTGCAAACAATAGGAGTATTATATCTTGGAGATGCTGATGGTGCTAACAATAGTACCAGCATCACGATTGATGATACTGTTTCAAACATAACATATTCAGCAGGTCAACATACATTTTATGGTCCTATTACCGCACCAAATATTGCTGGGTTAGAACAAACATTCTTGTTTATGGGAGCATAAAAATATGGCAAATGTATACAAAGTTTTAGGTCAATCAAATCCTGCAGCAACAACACTCACAACGCTTTATACAGTACCAGCATCAACTTCTGCTGTTGCTTCTACTTTAACAGTATGTAATATTGGAGTATCAACAACGGTTCGTGTTGCAGTTCGCCCTGCGGGTGCAGGTATTGCAAATCAACATTATATTATATATGAAACAGTAGTAAATGCTAACGATACCTTATTCTTCACTCTTGGTTTGTCGTTGGCTACCACAGATGTTGTGTCTGTTTATGCAGGAAGTGCAAATGTTTCTTTTAATCTTTATGGGACACAAATAACATGAGTTTTGGATATGCCACAAAAAGAAATATAACACCGAAACAAGTATCAATTAGTAATATTGATACTAGGATTGATAATATTACTCCTTGGGTAAGAAATCCTTCATGGACTGCGCTTCCTGCTATGACAGGTGCAGATAATAAATTTGTTGGTTTGCACAGAGTAGATGTAGGCAACGCAAACTTTTTAGCACTCAGTGCCGCAGGAAACTATACTGTAGACTGGGGTGACGGAAGTGCCACAGAAAATATTAATAGTGGTGTGGTTGCTCAGCACCAATATGTTTTTACTGATGCAGGATTGGCTAACACCAATGCTCCTGTAACTCTTACTGATGCGGGTGATGTTGTTACTCGCACAGCACACGGATATTCAAACGGAAACACAGTACGTTTTTATAATATTGTAAGTACCACAGGATTGAGTGAAGGACAGGTATATTATGTGGTTAATACATCTGCTGATACATTTCAGGTATCTACTACGCTTGGTGGATCTGTCCTACCACTCACGACAAACGGAAGTGCTACTTTACTACCGTACAAACTAGCAGTTGTTACTGTGACACCACAAGCAGGACAATCATTTACAACTATAAATGTACATAAAAAACACAATCAAAATAGTTTAAATTCTTATAGCAGTGGATTTCTTGATATAAAAATTGCAGGTTCAAGTCTTACAAGTATTTTGATTGGTGTTGCAACTGCGGGGGCTAGCACACGACTTATTGATTTTAGATCATTAGAACAAGTGTGTATATTGAGTAATGCTATGACAGGCACAAGTGCAAGTTACTTGTTTTCTACTATGACTGCTTTACAAAATGTTGTTTTGGTTTTTGATTCTGCTTTGACGGATATAAGTTTTATGTTTACTGGTTGTACCTCACTCACCACAGTGCCTTTGTTTAATACTGCAAGTGTGACAAATATGACTAGTATGTTTAATACTTGTACCTCACTCACCACAGCGCCTTTGTTTAATACTGCAAGTGTGACTAGTATGAATAGTATGTTTACTTTTTGTGGCTCACTCACAATAGTGCCTTTGTTCAATACTGTAAATGTAACTGATATGGCTTCTATGTTTAATGCTTGCCGAAAACTTATAAGAGTGCCTTTGTTTAATACTGCAAGTGTGACTACTATGCAGAGTATGTTTAGTAGTTGTCAATCACTCATCACAGTGCCTTTGTTTAATACTACAGGTACAAACTTAAATATGAATAATATGTTTAATACTTGTACCTCACTAACAACCGTGCCTTTGTTTAATACTGCAAGTGTTACTAATATGAATGCTATGTTTGGTAGTTGTAGCGCACTCCAATCATTGCCTTTGTTTAATACTGCAAATGTAACAAATATGGGTAGTATGTTTAGTGGTTGTAGCTCACTCACCACAGTGCCTTTGTTTAATACTGCAAATGTAACAAATATGTCTAATATGTTTCAATTTTGTACTCATCTTAAAACAGTTCCTTTGTTTGTTACTACAGGCGCAAGTTTAAGTATGGCTTCAATGTTTCTTAGTTGTACCTCACTCACCACAGTGCCTTTGTTTAATACTGCAAGTGTGGTTTCTATGGGTAGTATGTTTTCTAATTGTACCTCACTCACCACAGTGCCTTTGTTTAATACTGCAAATGTAACAAATATGGGTAGTATGTTTAGTAGTTGTGCCTCGCTCGTAACAGTACCTTTGTTTAACACTGCAAGTGTGACTACTGTAGGTAGTATGTTTGGTTTCTGTGCCTCACTCACCACAGTACCTGTATTTAATCTCACGAATGCGACTACAGTCTCTATGTTTGGTAGTTGTCCCTCACTGGTTAAAGCAACTGTATCTGGTGTTAGATTTGCTCAGACTGTCAATGGTTCCAAACTTTCTGAAACAGAACTTACAAGTATTATTGATAATATAGGAAGAGCAAACTCACAAGGCTTAGTATTAAATATTAGCAGCAATTGGGGAGCAGTAACTCCTGTTTCACTTACTTGCACTCCAACCGCAGGATTAACCACAATTACAGCAGCAAACACAGCAGGTGTTGTTGTGGGTATGCAGTGGACTGGTACAGGAAGTCCTGCCACTACAGCAATTGCTTGCACCTTTACAGATGCTGGTGATTTAGTCACAAAAAACGCACATGGTTTATCGAATGGTGATCGTGTTAGTTTTGCCACAATTGTTACCACAACAGGAATTCTTACCAATACAATATATTTTGTAATTAATGCAGCCGCAGACACTTTCCAAGTAGCAGCCACTTCAGGTGGTGCTGCTATTGCTCTTACTACAAACGGAACAGGAACAGTTCGTTGGGAATCTGTAGTTACTGCTATCACACCAAACACTAACATTACAGTTAGTAGACCCGCAACAGCAACTGGTTCTACCTCATTGGCATTTAGAACCCTAAAAACACAAACGGCTCTTCTCAAAGGATGGGCTGTAACAGGATAACAATATGGCATTTTATAAAATAGAAAACGAAGAAGTACAAATTGTAGAAACCTGTATCGCTGGAATGGATCTTGATCTTCATTACTTACAAAAAGATACTTATACCTATCCCGTACAGGGATGGTATTGGTTTGACACCATAGAAGAAGCATATGCGTTTTTTGATTTGGTGTATAAAGAACCCTAAAGAATAATAATGGCAAAGAAAACATACAAATGCAACTGTGGTAAAACTACCACATGCACAGGTAAAGACGCTACAAAGATAGTGTATCCAAAGAAAGATAAAAAATAATGATTCATACACATACAATGTCTCAAACAAAGCAAGCAAGAGAGGATATGTTTATTGGAGCAACGGGTTCCAATGCTAACTCTCTTACTGCATACAACGAACATGTTAGTTTAACTTCTATGGCAAATGATGCCACAAGTTTAATTATCCCTTCAGGTCTTTATACCCATGTACGGATCCATCCTTTACTACTTAGCTACACGACTAGTGCTGGCTTTCGAGTAACAGGTTGGTCTAAACTAGGTAATACTTACTATCCAACACTGTTGTTTGTAGGTTCAATTACAGGAGTTCAGGCTTCTACAATGATTACCAATAACGGTGTTGCCCTTAAAGGTGTATACGGTATTGCAGCAACCGCTGGATTGGGTGCAAACACATTAATTAATAACTCTGCTGTGCTGTCGGTAGCATCAGTAGTTGTCCCAGTGTTTGGATGTTCGCATATTGAGGTTGATTTTATCTCAAATACAGCTACATCAGCATACGCTAACTTCTTGTATAGCTATTGCTCTATTAATTAACCGTATAACTCCATACTCTAACATAATTATTTATAAGAAAGGAATACTATGAAGAAGAAACCAGCTAAGAAGATGATGATGGATAAGAAGATGGCGGTTAAGAAAGCCGCTTCCAAGAAGAAGCCTTATTAAATTTAACGAAAGATACACAATATGAATGAAGAGACTCCCGATATGATGGAACAATCCTCCGAGACTCCAGTCATGTCTTCGGAACAATCTCTTACATCGACTCCAGAGGATGCTCAGCTTGCTCGTGAGAAAGTAGCCTTTGATGCTTATGTAAGAAACCAAGGTATGGCTGTCCCTGAAAACTTCAAGGATGCCGGAGCTTGGTTTGAGAGTTTAAAGACTGCTCAAAAAGGATACACTCAGTCACGACAAGAAGTCGCAGACCTGAAGAAGAAGTACGAAACAACCCCGTCAACTACTAATCCAGTTACGGGACAACCTGTGGTAGAACCTGTGAAGGAAGTAATTCCTTTGCTACCAGAGATCTTAAAGATTCCAGAGAACAAGGTTGAAGAGGTAGCCAAGGTAGAGAACATCCCGGCATCTTCAGATGATTGGAAGCAGTGGACCATTGAGTTCACGGCTAACAATGATCTTTCGGCTGAGACATTGGAAGTCATTAAGAAGAAGACTGGTCTTCCTGATTATGTTGTTAATGAATATATGCAGGGACAGAAGGCTAAGATTGAGATGGCTTATACTAAGGCATCTGAGTTAGTTGGTGGTCGGGAAGAGTTGAGTAAACTCTTTGTCTGGGCTAGCAAGAACCTCAGTGCTGCAGAACAAGCTTCAGTTAATCAGAACCTAGCATCGGCATCTTGGGATGTAGCCCTCTATGGGCTTCAGGCTAAGTATGCTAAGACCACACAGACAAGCAAGGGTGCAGAACCCAAGCCAACTGCAAGAGGGCAAATCCCTATTGCATCGACTCAGCAAGGAATTACTGCTTATCAAACTAAGCGGGAGTTCTCTGCAGAGCGCAATCATCCGGGCTTCAACAACGATCCTAAGTATCGTGCATATGTTGAGCAGCGAATGATGCGTACTAACTTTGAAAAATTACCCAAATAATCCGTAACAAGACAACGGATCGACTGAGGTTAGCCAAAGGGTAAATCCCCCTTTATGGTAATGGATGACCCTTGGCTAAACTCACTCAACAAAAAGACTCCCTTAGGAATAATCGAATGGTTGAGAACTTTTTTGTCTTACAATTTGATATGAATGATATGATCTCTTTTAAGAAAGAATACTACAATGGCTGCATTTACAGGATCACCAATCGGCGAAGATAACTTAGCACCAACACGCTCAGCAGTTGATGTTGCAACCTCAGGTGGCGCACTCTCCCAGAATAAACTCTGGCTACCACTCTGGTCGGGCGAAGTCATCAATGCATATGACCAATATAACATGTTTGAAAACATGATTACCACCAAGACTCTTACTGGTGGCTTCTCTTACGAGTTCCCAATCACTGGTACTGTTGGTCTGAACCCATCGTGGGGTGCTGGTGTTGAACTCGGTGGCGATGTTGGCGATAATAAGACTACCACTATCAAGATCAATCTTGATAACCGCCCTATGGCGGCTCACTTTGAAACCGACAATGTTGACATGCTTATTACTCAGTGGGATTACCGCTCTGAGTTGGCTCGTCAGGCTGGACTGACCCTTGCTAGCACCCGCGACCGTCAGATTCTGATGGCACTTGTTGCTGCAGGTGCTGTTCCAGCACAAGCACAAGATCCCCGTGGTCTTGCCGCTGCTGCATTCCATGTACCAAGCCAGATTAAGAATGATTCTTCTCCTGCAGCACTTCCAGCTGCTGCTACTGATGTTGAAGGACTGAAGATTCTGCAAGCTATCGAGGACTACCTCGTTACTTGTCAGGAGAATGATGTTGCTATTGGTAGCGTCTATTGCGCTGTACCTCCAAAGGTATTCCAAGTCATTCGTGCGCTTGGTATTCCTCGTAGTAACACCACCTTTACTAACTACCCACTCTTTGGCGCAAGCGCAGAGGTTGGTGGTCTTGGTGCTCCACTTGGACAGGGCATGAACGCAATGACTGATACCCTTGATTATATGGGTGTCAAGATTGTTAAGACCAACCACATTCCGAAGATTAAGCATATCACTACTGCCAATAACATTGGTGGTTCTAAGTATAACTTGGACTGCTCGGCATTTGGTATCTATGGTATCATCTTCCAGTCAGAAGCTGTTGCTGGTCTATCCCTCATGGGCATGAAGGTTGACACCGTACAGGATGTTCGCCGCAATACTCAGTTCACCGTAGGCAGCATGCTTAAGGGTACTGGTATTCTCAAGCCTGAAATGGTTAAGCTTATTACTGCTGGTGCAACGGCAGCTGCAACTGATGAGCGTTCCGAGATTGTTACTCTTTTAAAGGGTGACACTGTTGGTAACTGGACTGGTGGTTTCGGTGCAGAATACGCAGCTACAACCTAATGATTACCACTCTCCTTCATAACGAGGTTCTTTTATTAGTACTAGTTTGAATCGGAGGTGATCGTTTATCTACCCCCGGCTCCCTTAAATGGGAGTCGGTGGGTTTTTTCTAACAACTAAAGGAGGCTACTATGGGCTTAATAACTAAGCTACAGGCAATTAATCATATGCTACTGGCTTCAGGTGAGAACCTTGTAGCTGACCTTGAGGGTGAGTCGGGTATTGATACTGGTATTGCTGATACTCTACTTGAACAAGCAAGCATGGACCATCAGCTAAGAGGTCTTGCTAATAATAAATATATTCGTAAGTTTACTTTAACAACGGATGGTTACATTCCTCTGCCTACCCCAGATTCTGATGAGTCAGGTATCCTAGCGGCTGAGTTAATCTCACAACACATTAGTCCAGAACTTGGACTAATCAAAGCAAGAGTATTAAACAATGCATCTCCTGCTCGTATGTGGAACATAACTGATGATACTGATGTATGGAAGTCTGCTGATGGTCCATATTATATTGAATTTACAATGAAGCTACCTTGGGAGAACCTAGAGACTTCAGTACAGAGAGCCATTATGGCTACTGCTATGCGTCACTACCAGAGTATTACTCAAGGTGATGAAGCTACTGATGCTTTCTTAGGATACCAAGAGCAATTCTTTAACCTTAAAAGCAGAGCAGCAGATATGAATGACAAGAAGAAGAACATCTTCGGTAATAACAATCTAGCTAGAAGTTCAGCAATGCGTTCTCGTAATTTAAGTGATCCAAATCGGTTTAGGTACTTTCGTACCGGAGGTTTTTAATGGCTATTCGCAGACGCAGCCCACAAGCTGGCTATGCTTCAACCAAACTTCCTGTCTTCACAACCAACTCTGTTGGTAGACAGTCGCCTAATAGACGGCAACCAAACGAAGCAGAAAATATTGACAATGCTTTAGTTTCCCTAGAGCGTAACTTTGAGAAGCGACCCGGCTTTGAGATTGTACCGCAGAAGTCTGCAGCCGAGGCTACATCATGGGATACCTCATCAACTGCTATTCGATTAGATTTATATTCTTTAGCAGCTGTGCCAGCAAACCATGATCTATGGTATTATTGGTACAGCATTAATGAAGAGAATACATTCCTTGTTGTTATTGACTTCAGTGCAACTACAACTGTTGATAATTTATTTTACATTTTTAGAGTCTACCCTACAGGTAAGTGGGAAGATCTAACTCCAGCTAATCAGAATACTGAGGCTGTAGTCAGTGCAACTAGCCGTGCTTATATTACACACAATCCAAACAACAGCAAGACAGCCAAGGAATCCCTTAAGGCTGTATCATTGGGATCAAGCGTAGTTGTTCTTAATAAGAATGTACGAGCGGGATTCAGTTCTGATGTTACTGGGGATGTAAATACTGATGGTATGTTATTTGATTTAAATGGAGATGTGACTGCAACTCCAGATGTCAATGGTCGTAAGGTTAAATACTATACGGCAGCTAAGGTTGCCAAAGTATTCGACACGGGTACAGATGGCTTAGCAGCTACTGAAGATGATGTCTTACTTGGCTTTCGACCTGCATTATTAATTGGTAAAGCATCAAGTGCCGCAGCTATTACTATTGTATTAGACAGTACTTCTAGTAATAAAAATGATGTTTATAATTGGATGACAATTACAATAACATCTGGAACTGGAGCCGGACAAACTAGAAGAATTCTAGATTATGCCGGAGCAACAAGAATGGCAACAGTATCAGCTTGGACTACAACACCAGATGCTACATCTCGTTATAGTATTGATATTAGCAGTCTTCTCGTTGAAGGCAAAGCTCGCGCTGGTACAACCTCTACAATTGAATTAGCAACAAACGCTTCTATAGTAACTGATGATTATGTTGGACAAACAATAACTATTACTGAGGGAACAAATAGTGGACTATCAAGAACTATTATTAGTTATGATGGTGGTACACAGATCGCTACAGTAGATGTTGCCTATCCAACAGCAATAACCACTTCATCTACTTATAGTATTGCCATAACTAATGCAGACTATATTTCTGCTGATGATTACTATTACTATAACACAGCTCAAGCTTATTTAGGTAGTCGTGTTAATGATTTATCTGCTATTAGATTACCCCCTGAAAAAGATGATTGGTTTTCTAATAACTCAAAGTTAACTGGTACTCAAGATGTTACTGCAAGAAACATGCTTCGCTCTCTTTATGATAGTGATACACTTCTTAATGGTATTATTGATGGTCGAGGTAAAATATTCTTTACTCTCAATCCATATCTTAATACAACAAGTGGATACTATAGAGTCATTGGTTGGAACCCAACCGAGCAAACTTATTACTATAACAACAGTACTAAAGGTATCTATCCTTACTCAGGAACAACTGCAAATGTAGCACACACAACCGCAGTACCAACTACAGGTAGACCTTATCTTCAAAAGATTAGAACACCTGATGAACACTCTTACATTGATCCCAAAAGAATGCCACAAAAGCTTGTGGTGTCCATTGATTCATCCAATGTAACCGCATGGAACATGGAGCCAATCAAGTGGTCTGCTAGAACCACAGGTGACAAGACAACCAATCCGGGACCGAGTATCTTTAAGACCGTAGACCGCAAAAAGCTTAAGCATGTAAAGATTAATTCAATTGCAGTCTTTAAAGATAGACTATGGTTCTCCGCTGATGATGTTATCTTCTCATCTGAAATGGGAGAATATGAATCACTCTTCTTGACGGACCCAAACAATATCATTACTACAGATCCTATTGACATTCGTGTCTCCTCAAACAGCTACTGTGAAATCACAAGTATGACTCCCTTTGAAGAGTATATGTTTATCAATACCAAGGCTAACATTCAATTCCAATTGATGTCTGCCGCAGGTATGGAACTGTCGCCAAGCAATGTAGCGGTAGCCCCGGTTACCTACTATGGTACTGCGCCTATCCTAGACCCACAGTTTATTGGGTCACGACTCTACTTCTTTGATTCCCAGAAGCTCTTCCTTTTTACGGGTAAGGGTACAATGGGCTACGCCTCTGCTGTAGAGGTTTCAAGCACAGCAGCTGGCTATCTACCAAAGAACTACAGGACTGCAGCCACAGCCCCCGCACAGGACACTCTACTCTTTGTGGATGATGACCAGCGGAATCATATCTATGGGTATGTCAATCGGTTTAGTGGGGATAGGGTTGTACAGAATTCATTCTATCGCTATATCCTAGATGATACAGATTCTATTGAGACACTACAGTGCTTTGCTAATAACATGTATGTTGTCAGTAAAAGACAAACTAGTTCTGGTAGTAATAATTATGTTTATTATCTTTATCGTAACTACATGTTAAATGAAGATGTATATGTTCCCCGCCTTGATCGCATGTTTAAGATGAAAATCATTAACTCAGAAGATCAACCTGTTAACTTTAATGCTAACTATGATCCATACACCGCAATGACTACTTATCGTATACCCGGACATACCAACATAACTGAGACTAATAAGTACTTTGTTGTCCTCTTTAAGGGATATTTAAATAATGGCGACCCTGATGGTGAAGATCTTAGTAATGTAGCAATACAACCCTATAGTGTAACTAATAAAACAGATGCTACTGGGGGACAGTATACAGAGATTGTAGTCATTGGGGCAAACTATGCAATTAGGAATTACTATGTATACATCGGTCTTAAGTTTAAGATGAATGTAGAACTTAGCACTCTCTTTGTACGCGATGAGAATAATAATATTATTGATGGTGTATTGAATATCCGTAGTGCTATCTTTAGACACTACTTCACTGGACCATATGATATCGAAGTAACCCATAGAGGTAGACCAGCATTCACAACAAGCTATATTCCAACAAGACCGGAGTATACAATCTATGAAGATACTCTACCTCTAGAGATATTCCAAAAGCAAGGTGAGTTTGTATCCAAGATTCTTGGGTACTCAGATTCAACTACTATTAGAATTACCAGTGAATACCCAACTCCAGTAAACATTACGAACATGGAGTTCAAGGGTAAGTTTAAACAGAAATACACAACCATTGACACTTAACGGAGACATATATGTCAACATATGATAACTTAAATATAGCACAAGCAACACTTATCTTTGATTCCAATGGTAATACATCAGTAGGAGCCGGAGAGTTTGACTTAAGTACTATGGCATTCTTGCCGAATGTTCCTTTGATTGATCAGATTGAAGTTGAACGAGTGTTTGATACGGGAGCGGATACTAAATTTGGAACCAATCAATTTACAATTGCAGATCGAAGACAATGTTTTATTTTTCCAAAAAACTGGTATTCAATCAATGAACAAACTAAGATACTAAAGTTTGTAGACTTAGCTACAATACCAACAAAATTTGAAATGGCAGTAAATCCTGCATATTATCCTCTTAGTCGAACTTTTTTATTGGCTTTACCAGATGCAAATGATAATGAGCAATGGATTAATATTCCTGTGGTTGCAAATACAACTGCTGAAGGACCGCCAGTTCGGCAGTATGATAAAGTTTTTATTCGTAGAAAAACAATTTCCTTAAATAGTATTGTAACTTTTGCTCCCGGTACTCGTTTAACTACCACACAATTAAACTTACAGTTTGATCAGTTAAAATATTTAATACAAGAACTTGTAGCTAAGATTCGCAATGAGATTATTCTTAAGTATGATGAAAACGCAGTTGATGGTCCCTTCTTAGGGAACACCGACTTGAAAATGAACAATAACTTTATTAAAGATGTAGCAACTAAAGAAATTACAGATGCTAATACACCTTTCACTGGTCAGGATAATATTGTATACACTGGTGGTGCATTTATTCCCAATGTTTTTGCAGTTAAAAATGCTGTAACAAAGGGTGCAATCTATCGTACAGGTGTAGTTGCTGGTACTTCAACATTTACTGGTGACTTTACTACTAGACTTCCAGATTCTGCAACAAACTATAAGATTACAAACTTAGCTCCGGGTACTGTTTCAACAGATGCAGTTAATTTGAGTCAGCTAAACAATGCGGATAATTTAACTTCAGGTACAGTAGGTGTTGCTAGACTTCCCCTTAACATTCCTCTAGCTAATCTTTCAAGTGCTGCTGGACAAACAACTTATACCCTACCCCTAGAAAATTTACCAAACACATTAGGTACAAATATTGGTACATTTGGTAAGTCAGCACCCGGCAATGCTGATAATATGGTATATGCAACAGTTAATAATAAGGGTATACTGAGTGGTTTGGGTCATCGAAGCATGGCAGTTGAGGATCTACCTACTGTATCTGGTCTAGTTGCTCAAGCGTATGGTGGCACAGGTAAACTACTTTCACTTACTGCAGATGCAAAAGGTCGCATTACTATTATTGCTGCTAACGACATAGTTAATGCGGATCTTCCCCTTGTTTCTACTTTAACAGCACAAGTATATGGTTCTACTGATGCAAGTAGTCCATTAACTAAGTTTGAAGTAAATAGCAAGGGTATCATAACCTCTGCTTCTCATAGAGCTATTGCAGTAGTTGATCTACCCACTACTGGCGTTACTCAAGCCAGTACTTATGGTAAAGCTACAGCTACTAATACTAACAATATGTTACAGATTGCTTATGATACTACAGGCAGAGTAACGCTTGCTAGCCATAGAAACATGGGTCATGCTGATCTTCCTGATAACATTCCACTAAGCAAACTAAGCAATGCTTTATCGCAAAGTTATATCTTACCTAAGGATGCTATTGCTGATGGGTCAATTTTATTTGCTAAACTAGATACAGTTACAGCAAATCAATCAGCTTTACCATTAAGTTTTATTCCTGATGGTATTAATCTCAGTAAGATTAATCCCGCAAATGCTGGTCAGTTTGTTCTTCCAGATGCTTGTTTAAATAATACTGCGGTTGTACCTAATGCTTATAGTGGTAGTCCGATTAAAGATATTACAGTAGATGCTAAAGGAAGAATAACATCTATTAGCGAACGAGCTATTGGTAGTGGTGATATTCCTGCGTTGGGTGCTTCAGCTATTAGTATTACTACTTCCCCATTTGCTGATGCATTAATTCCACCTTTAGTTGTCTCTTCACAAGGTAGTTATGGTAGTACCACTACTATCCCTACGTTTACTGTTGATACTAAAGGACGAGTTACTGTGGCTGCAAACTCTGTAGCCCTATCAACCGCGCATATCGGTGATTTTAATACTAACACCAATAATCTTATTGATGGGAGAGCAATCTCGCATGCTGGTGGAACATTCTACAATGCGGGTACTAAGTTAATTAGTAATGTAGTTAATCCCGTAAGTGATCAAGATGCAGCTACTAAGAAATATGTAGTGGATAATTTCCAAAGTCTTAGTGGTTTTAATACGGCTGCAGCAACGCAGATTCAAGCAAATGCTGTATTCTGGGATTCAGCCAATAGCCGCTTTACTGCCCTAAGATCTTCAAATGATCAAAATATCTTTGGTGTTGCTACGCCTACTGTAAATAACCATGCAGCGAATAAATTGTATGTAGATACAACTGTTGCTAACTATCAAACAACATCTGGTTTAGCTGCTGCAGTCTTAACTCCAATTCAAAGCAATGCTGTATATTGGGATGGTACTAATTTCACTGCGTTTAAATCAGGCGAAAATAGAAAAATTCGTGGTGTTGCTACGCCGTCAGATAATAGTGATGCTGTACCATTAGGTTACTTTAATACCAATGCTCTGGTAGCCGTTGGTGGTGTTATTAGTGCTGGCAATAAAATACTTACAGGTCTTGGTACTCCAGCACTCAATGCTGCTCAAGCTACTGATGCTGTTAACTTTGGTTTACTTCAAAGTGTTGTAAATACTGGTACTTTAATTGGTAGTACAGTTCCACAAGTTTATCGTCTTGCTGTAGGAGCAGTTGCTGCTACTCCAACAATTGGCAGTACTACCTATAATCAATATTCTTATCAATTTCTAGATAGTTCTAATCCTTTGATGGGAACAACTAGCAGTATGCTTTTAGTAGAAGTTGAAGGAAGTACTATTAAATTTACTCCTCAACCTGCTGCTCCAACCACAAGTGCTTTTAATGGATACTTCTATTTACAGGATGCTGGTACAACAAAAACAGTTCATGTTTATACTACCGCTACTTTAACTGGTTTTATTACTATTAGAAACTTTGGTCTATCTAGACTTGTTTCTGGTGCTGCAGGAACCACATCAGCACAAGGTATTGTTTCTATTGTAAATAATGGTGGTATTACTGTAAATGCGGGTGCAATTTCACTAACTACAGCTACCGATACACAACTTGGTGGCGTTACAATTGCCACTAATGGTGGTTTAACCAATACATCTGGTTCAATTTCAGTAACCCGAAGTGATTCTACTACTAGTACCTCTACGACAATTTTAGCTAACTCTAAAGCAGTAAATGATCTTAAGGGTCTTTCAATGCTGCTTGATGGCACACAGCAAATGACAGGAAAGCTAAGGACTGCTACTGCAACCACTGCAATAGCTTCTCTATCTATTCCTTCTAGTGCAGCAACACTTGGTACATTAGTTAGTGGTGACCTGTGGAATCTTAATGATGTCTTACAGTTTAGAACAACAGCAGCCACTAAACAAATTGCTTATAGAGATGCAGCTACAACAGGTGCTCTTGGTTTAGTGCAAATTAGTTCAGGCAATGAGAGTGGTCTGAGTATCACTGGTCCCGGTGTGCTTTCTATTGCTGCTGCAAGTAGCACAGCATTAGGTGGTATTAAAATTGGCACTGGTCTTGAGCTTTCATCTGGTTCTACTATAGTAAGATTATCTTCTCTATTAAACTCTACCCTTACTGATACAGCAGCCACTTCTAATGCAGCAAAAAATATTTATGATTATGCTGTAGGTGTTCAGGCAAATCTAACTGCAACTAATAGTAGTCTAGCTACTACAAATAGTAATGTAACTACAGCTCAAAATACTGCTAGTGCTGCCTTGCCAAAGGCTGGCGGTATAATGACGGGTATGATTCAGTTAGCTGGTAGTACTACTACACTATCTCCTTTACGGTTTGTTGGTGGTACTGCTCCGACATCGCCTACAGCAGGTGATGTTTGGTTTGAAAGTAACACACTTAAAATGCGTATTGGTGTTACAACTAAAGATATAGCATTTACTGATTCTGCTCTTAGCGGAACTGCAGCAACGGCTACTAAGCTAGCTAATGAAAGAGCTATTACATTGACTGGTCCTGTTACTGGAACGGTTAATTTTGATGGCTCTCAGGCAGTCAGTATTGCTACTACAGTAGCCACTAATGCAATTGCTCTGGGTACTAATACTACTGGAGATTATATTGCATCTGCTACAGGTACTGATGGTGTTTCAGTTACTGGTAGTGGTGGTGAAGGTGCTGGTATCACTATTGCTAATACTGATAAGGGTAGTTCACAAGCTATCTTTAAAACTATTACTCCATCTTCTGGAACATCTGTTACAGCTTCTGCAAATGCAAGTGTATTAAATCTAAGTGGTAGTGGTAATATTACAGTTACTGGTGCTGGTTCAACAATTACCATTGCTAATACTGCTACAGCTCCAATTTCCTTTGGAACAATTGCAGTAACAGGAACAACAGGACAAACCGCAGTAGCAGCAAATAGTTCAGCTGCGACTCTAACACTTAATGCTGGTACTGGTATGAGCATTACTACTGATGCTGGTACTGATATTATAACTCTTGCTAATACAGGTATTACTAGTATTAGTGGTACAGGTAGTCAAGTAAATGTAAGTGCTGGTGCTACTCCAACAATTAGTTTACCACAGAATATCCATAGTGGTGCTTCTCCAACATTTGCTGGAGCCACACTTGGATCTGTTATTATTGCTGCTGGTACGGCTAATACACTTACAACAGGCACTAATCTAGATTTAATTTTAGATCCTAATGGTACTGGTAAAATTAGTTTGCTAGCTAATGTGGACTGTTCTTCTAATACATTGAATGCTCTGGGTGCTTGTACTTTAGGCACTGTTTTATCTGATGCTATTACAATGAGAACTACTGGTGCCAAGCTTAAATTTGGTTCAGCAGTAGATACTACTATTGAAGCTAGTGCTGGTGCTAGTGCTGGTGTTTATGCTGTTGGTGATATGGTACTTAGAGTCCCAGCATCTGGTAAAGCATTCTTAATTAAAGATCCTACTGCTGTTCCTACTGCAGGAACTGAGTTGATTACAAAGACAGCTTTAGATTCTGCAGTTACTTCAGGTATCAGTGGTGGTAATCTAATGCCAACAGCTGGTACTGTACATACAGCCGCTCAAACATTAGGTTGCAGTATTGGAAACTTTGTTGTAAAAACTGGTACTGATACACCAACAGCAACTAGATTAACTATTGTTCCTTCCGGAGCTGCTACTTTCAGTGGTGCTTTAACAGTTAATGGTGGTACAACTTTAGATACTACCCTTGTAGTTACTGGTACAACAACATTAAATCAAGAAGTTACGGTTAATAGTTCATATAATATAACTGCAGGTAAGGCTCCGTCTGCTGCAAATCACTTGGCTAATAAGACTTATGTTGATGGTTCTATAGATAGTATAAGTGATACTGATGCTAGACTTCCAATTAAAAAACTGCTTATGCAGGTTCCTATAAGACAATTTGTAATAGGAGCAATAACTGCGGCTGCGGGTGCCGTTATTACTACTAGTGGTATGACTGTTAATGTACCAAAATATTTTCCAATATTCCATTCATCGGGTGGTTCTAGAAATACATCTCTTACTGTACTTGAGGGTCATCAAATTATAATTCTTGAGCAACAACTAACAGCGGGTGGTACAACTTTTGCCTATACCAAATCTGCGTTATTTGCACCTGAATCTCCAGTTGCAGCAATGCTAGCTTATCGTATAGATAATAATTCTATGACTACTACTGGAACATTTACTAGAGTATCTGTAGGAAGTGTTTTAACTGGTGGTGTAGGTGGTACTTCATTCCAACTTAATCTTGGTGGTGGAGCAACTATTGAATATGTTTTAATGCGTATAGCTTAAGGAATAACCTATGAATGAGAATAACATTGGTATCTATGTTTCGGTATTGCAATTAGCTATTCTCACTATTGGGGTAGTTACTGTTATTATACGCCTAGGCAAAAGGGAGGCTCAAATCGACAACAGCATGGCAGAACTTCTTCTATTAAAAGACATAACTAGAGATCTAGTTAAGACTGATATTGAATTAGGAAAGAACATGGTGGCTGTAATGGTTGAGTTGAAGGAACTACGGTATCGTATTGAGATGCTGGAAAGGAATTAATGCGTAAGCTATTCTTACTAGTTTTTCTTACAGGATGTTCCTCTGTTAATGAGATATCATCAAGCACTTATAAGATACAAGCAAGTGCTCTACAGATACTTAATACGGAGGACATCGTAGTCGCCCACAAATACGCTCGTAACATCCTCGGTGAATCTGAGGACATTGCGGGTATCTTAGGTAACATTAAAGACAGTACCCCTTGGTGGGCAGACCTACTTAGCTACGGCTTTATTGCCTTAGCTATATTAGGTGTATGTGTACTCCTGTGGTACACAGGAATTGGTACATTAATTAAGAAGGTAGTATATTCTCTTGGGTTGTTTATCCCAGAGAAGAAGATTCAACAAGCTAAGTTGCTTGCTGAAGCCAAGGACGAATCAGATCCTACTACCATTAGAGAAGCAATCGCAGCATTCAGAGCAGGAGATCCTGCCTTCGATGCTGCATATAAGAAAGTACAAGGATAATATTATGGCATCATTTATCGGTTCAGTTTGGTTTGCATGTCTTCTTTGCGTGGTTGGCTATATCGCTGGATCAGTCGTTCCAGTGAGCAAGCTGCCTGAGCTGTTCAAGAAGAAGTGAATAAAGAACTTATCACTCAATTAAATGCTCGTCTTATTGAGCGTCTTCTAGACGATCTTCAGGACGATACAAAGAGTACCCCCGGTCTGTACCAAGTCATTCGTGGCGTGGTCAACGACAACCGGGAAGCTCTAGATGGCATCCCTTCTACCTCCCTAGATACCCTAGAGAGTGCTATGAAGGCTAAGATGCCATTCAAATTTAAGTCTACCCAGATTTAACACAACGGTTCCTAGGGGCAGGAATGCCCTTAGGAACCATTTGATTGTACTTGGGCTAGCAAGATAGCCCATTGACTGAGAAACCGTTTATAGCCCCTGCTAGGGGGCTTAGAAAGGAAGCCCATGAAAGCTCCCCCCGAAGTCCTAGAGGATTTTAGAAACCATCTTTACTTCTGTTTCAAGTACCTAGGCTTGGGTCAACCTACCCCTAAGCAATATGCTATGGCACATCGGCTCCAAGTAGGAACCAAGGATATGCTCCTACAAGCAGGGCGTGGTGACGGCAAGTCTGTAATCATGGCATGCTATGTCTCATGGTTACTCTTGTTGAATCACAATACTACAATACTTGTATTATCAGCAGGGGCTGACCGGGCTATTAAGTTTGTGTTCCAGACCAGAGCTATCCTAACTCAGGTTCCTTACATGAAGGATCTTGAGCCATTAGAGAATGACAAGGACAGTGCCTTTGGTTTTAATGTACATACCCGTACCCAGTTCGGACAGGATCTGTCAGTAACTGCTAAGGGTATTACCTCACAGATCACAGGTCTACATGCTGATCAGATCATTGGTGATGATGTTGAGATTGTAGAAAACTCTGACTCCCCTCAGGCTAGAGAGAAACTCTGGGAGAGATGCTTGGAGTTAGAGAATGTAGTAAATAAAGTTGATGTGGCTAGTATCCGATTCTTGGGTACACCACAATCTAAAGACTCTGTATATAATAAACTAGGTGGGATTTACCCCACCGTTAAGTTTCCGGCTGTCATGCCAGACTTAACTAACCCCGAAGAGATAGAAAATGTTGATGAATATATTCTTGGTCTGGGCTTTGAGCCGGGAGAATCGACTCAGCCTGAAAGATTTCCCACAGAAAAGCTTGCTGAAATTGAAGCGAAGATTGGTCCGACCAACTTTGACTTACACTACAAACTCAAGACCTCAAGTGCCGATGTCAAAAGATATCCCCTTAGACTTGAAGATTTAATTGTATTGGATGTAGATCCACAGGTCTTCCCAGTCAAGGTAGTTCATGCTAAGAGTGTTGTGAATAAGAGAGTCTCTTCATTTGGTATGAAGGGTGATCTTGTTTATGAGCCTATGCATATTGAGCCATCCTTTGTTCCCTACAATCAGACGGTCTTATTCATAGATCCCTCAGGTCGTGGTGCGGATGAGACAGCTCTATGTGTGGCTTCCTTTGCTCATGGTTATATTGTTATACATGAACTTACGGGTATCCAAGGTGGCTATGATAGTCCTACCCTAATGAAGATCTGTAAGCTTATTAATCAATACAAGATTAACCTTGTTAAGTATGAGTCTAACTATGGTGATGGTATGTTCGGTAAGATCATCCAGCCTGTCATTGCACAGAACTGTGGACAGATTGGTATTGAAGAGTACAAGGTTACAGGATCTAAAGAGAATAGAATCTTAAGTACACTTGAGCCAATCATGGCACAACACCGTCTTGTATTTGATGTTGGGGTTATCCAAGACAAGGAGAATCAGATACAGATTACTCGACTACAGAACAAGCGGGGTGCTCTTAAGCATGATGACCGTGTGGATGTACTGAGTGCTGCTGTGTCCCATTGGATAAATGCTTTGGCTATTGATCCAGATAGAGAATTGATTCATAAACAGCAAGAAGACTACAAGAACCAGATTAAGGAATGGATGGGAAACAAAAGAGTACTTGGTCTTCTAGGTGATAGAATCTCCGGTGCTGTCTTGTTGAATGGAAAGGATATTCCAAAGGGTAGGTTCGGTAAATCTATATTAAAAAGAAATCGCCCATGAGTATAGCTGTTGTAACAGGTATTGGTCCCCGTACTGGTACTTCATTTGTAATGCAGAGTGCTAAGAAGGCAGGACTCCCCATCATAGGGGAGGCATTCAATAACATAGTTGTTCCCAAACACAACCCTGAGGGCTACTGGGAAACAAACACACTCAATCCCAAAGAACTTAATAACCATATTGTTAAACTTTGGTATCCTAATTTAATCACCATTAACACAAACAGAATATCTCGTATTGTTGTCTTAGAAAGAAAAGATAAGCTAGCTCAGATGTATAGTATATATAAAGTCTTTAAAGACGAGTGTGAACTACATCCTGTCTTTGCTACTTTAATCAATCCAGTGGATATATTCTACGAGCATGCTACTTATTTAAATGAGTGGCTCAATAAACAAAATCAAAATAAAATAATGCGGGTAAATACTGAGGATCTCACAGATTCAATACCAGATATCTTATCCTTCTTAGAAAGAGGACTCAAATGGGAGTAGTAGCAGCAGGAGCAATGGGAGCAATGGCTTTGGCTTCAGGTGTTATGGGTGCATTAGGTTCAGCTAGCCAAGCTGACGCAGCAGCACAGGCAGCAGAAATCCAGCAAAGGAATGCAAACTTTCAGAACCAATGGGCAAAGGCAACGCAAGACAGAAATGTTATGCGTGAGTTTCAAGCCAATCTTCAGCGTAGTACTCAGATTGAAAAGGGTGCTGCAACTGAACGAGCATTAGCAGAGTACTATTTAGACAAGTCATTCTCAAATCAAAAGAGTACACTAAGCAAGCAAACCTCACAGGTCAATGCACAGTTCATTTCTTCAATGACAAGCCGTGGTATAACTGCAAGTAGTGGAACGGCTAGGGCAATGCTTCGTCAAAACATTGAAGCCTTAGGTAGCAACATGGTAGCCCTTAAGCTAAACCATCGTAGTGCCTATCAGGATATTATTACACAACAGCAAACAAGATTAGGACAGCGAGGCAATGCCTTTGCTCCAGACCTTGGAGTATTTATTCCATCTAAGGGTGGTATTGCTAACAACTCCTCAACTGCATTAACCACTGGTTTAATTCAGGCTGGTCTGTCGGGAGCATCTGTTGGTATTCAAGCAGGTATTCAATATACTACTAAACCCGGAACTACACCAAGTAGTGGTGGTAGCTTTATGCCTTTTGCAGGAAGACTAGGATTACCTAATGGCTAAAAAAGATTTATACTCTTCATTGCAAAAGATTGCAACTGAAACAAACACCAATGCCGTTGATGCAGTTAACACTGAGGAGATGATTGACAAGCAAGACATTGCCAAGATTAATCAGATCACAGAGTTAGCCACTAAGATGTATCCTACTAACGCACAGAATAGATTTAATTACTGGAAGAATAATAATTCCCTCGACAGTCTTTCCAACAACAGTAGAAATTACTTCTGGAAGGAATACGAGAAGATGCATCCATCTGGTAAAGATGGGGCAGTCAGTGACTTTATCAACACCAGTCTTATTGAGTTAAATAATATTAGTGGGGTTTCTAGCAAAGAGTTCTTTCTGAGAGATCGTATGGCTAACTCCCCTGAGTGGGCAAGAACAGCCCTTGCTCCAGAGCTAGCTAAGCTTTCAACTGTAGTGGCTACGGCTAACTTCAGTAAGGCTAGTCAAGTCTACTCTAACACATTGAGTGGTAAGGTTAATAAGTTCCTTATGGACAATGAGTTAGACCCTGATGTGTCTACTGACCAACACTCCTCTGATTTTATGAAGCTAGAACAAATGAACTTGTTTGATGTAGCCTCTGTAGTCAATGGTCGTATTGGTATCTACAATCAGAATGGAACCTTTGTCCCAAGCTTTGGTCTACAAGACCGTAAGCAAGCTTTACCAAATGATCCATATGGTGCTCCTTCGTTTGCTGAGCAAGTCTTAGTTAAAGACACAGCAACACAGCCAATCAAGGAAGCTATTGAAAATAAGATCTATTCACAACGCAGTGTTATCTCTAGACAAGAGAAACAATCTGCAATGGAAGTCTCTAAGCTTTTAGAGACAGGTCATTATAACATTGATAGATGGAATGAAGCCTTTGCAGTTAACCCAGAGTCTTCCGCTAAGGACCAAGTATATCGTGGTCTTCGTGGGGAGATTGCAGCTGGTCGAATTAAAACAACAAAAGAACTAACAGAAAGTATTTATACAGCTATGTCTAAATACCCTAATATGTTTGGAGATACAACCAATGGCTGATATGCAAAAAGAACTAAGTAATTTACTTGGTAAGAAAACCTTAGATCCACTAGAACAGACTGTCTTTGAGACTGGACCAAAAGGTGGCTTTGTGCCGCCTGATTCCATCAACATGTACAAAGAAACCCAAACCCAATTTGGACAGCAACCTATTGGAGTTGAGGGTGCTGATATTGATTGGTATGCATTAGGCGAGAGTGGCTTTAAGATTGCCAATGAAACCTTTGGTGCTGTAGTTAATAATTTAATCTCATCTAAGGGTAATGCTATTGCAGAACTTAAGGATGTATATTCAACTAAACTAAATAATGCATATATTGAACTCAATACAAAGCAAGCTGAAGCTAGAGCTAAAGGTATAGCAATAGACCAGCCAATCATGGATAGCTTAATTTCAAGAATTAATGAATATAAAACCGAGTGGAATGACAAGGCAAGAGATGTCGTAGAGAATAATCAGGGTGGTTTATTTGAACCCGCCATTGATTACTGGGATCCTGAGCTAGACATTAAGAGCCTAGGTTCTAGGTATCAAGAACTCGCCTTAAGAGTTCGTTCATCCGATAGAGACATCTCTGCTGCAGCAACAAAGCTTTTGTTTGATGCCCAATTCAATAACATTGGTAAGCAAAAAAAAGACTTTGATGCTAAGCAAGCAAAGTTTGGCGCAGTCCCTTATAAGGCTGGTGATACTGCAAATCTGGTATTAGCTGGAGCTTCTCCATTGAATGCTGTAGGATCTCAATATCCCCCAGTTTCTCCAACCGATCCAACTAATACACCTTACTTTTTTACACAACTAAAGGATGGTAAACTTACACCAAAGGTAGATGCTGCTGGTAATCAAGTAGTAATCCTAGATCCAGCTACAGGTCAGTGGCTCTGGAATTCTGCAGCAAGTCAAGATGACTTAAATGAAAATGAGACTAAGCAACTTGTTGACTATGCTCAGTTTAGTCCTTATGCAGAATATAGAGATCGCTCAGCTATTGCATCTCATCAGGGTATGCTGGCTCCAGATTCAGCGGATGCTGTTAAGTTTGTATTTAGTAAACCAATTGCTACAAGATCACCACAAGAAATGCTTCGTGTTGGTCTGATGCTAAATCAACTTCCTGTTTCAACACTATCTGACAACCTAAAGGAAATCGGATTGAATGAAGAAGATATGGGCATGGCTATAGTCCTTAGAGATGCTGTTCAAAAGGGCGGCACAATGCAAACTCTATCAGAATTAAAAAACATAACCGCAGCAGATATTGGTGTAGTCAATGAGATTCTAACTTTTGCACAACAAGACAGCCCTTATATAAAAGGTGCTGCAACTAAAGCCACTACATTAGTATATCTAAATAACATTGTTCGCCCTCTTGTTGGACAAGCATTGGGTCTGAATGACAAGCAACTAACCGATTTACTGGTAGAACTTAATGGAGATACTGTAAAGGATGCGGGTGGACCTGAGAGTCTTGTTCGTGTTTTAAAAAACAACCCACAATTACTTGGAACTGCCCTACGAGCTATGGCTTATGTTGAAGCTAATAGACGACAGTTTCTAGTTGAAGGTCGCGCTGGTGATTTAGATGCAAGTAAGGTAGCTGCGTTTGCTGCTACGTTTAATAAGACACTTGCAAACCACCGGGGTATTACCGCTGTAAAGGGTGCTGATGGTAGTATGGTTTCTGCTGAAAGTCCTGATTTATCTTACACAAATACTCTTAAGCCTGAAAACACAAAGCTTAATATATTTGATACACACTTTGCAAGTTCCTATAGTACAGATGATCTGACTAACCCTACTGCTGTTAGAGACTCCGCAATTAAAACTGCAAAGGGTTTAGTCCCTGATTTGAATGAACGACTCTACACCTCTTTCTTAGACAACATGGTTGTTAATCAACCAAATGGTCTAGAAGATAAAACACAAGTTTCTAGAGTTATTCCAGTGGGTGAGCAAGGTAGACTTGCCGTTGCTTGTAGTGCTGCTGTAATGAAACTCAATGGATATGTTCCAGTAATAGGAGCAACCGCAGAGGCAGACTTTGCCGCACAACTTGCTGCAGTCAAAAAGGGTTATGCACAGATTCCACCCATGTCAGAATGGGGAATCGAATATAGTGTTAGTCCAAGAGAGCAAGGGTTTATGACCTCATCAACTGGCGGTCTTCCTCTGGGATACCGAAGGATTATGATGGGTAATGTAGATGTACTTCCCTATCTTACTCCCGCTTCTCAGATTGATTCTAATGGTGTGTTTACCCCGCGTAGAAATGATGGCACTCCTATATTAAGAGTACCCGCATCAAGAGACAATGGGGGTGCATATCGTATGACACTAGAGAATCTAGAAAGTTATAAAATAACTAAGACTCCTTCTTATACGATTGTACCTAGCAGTGAAGCGGCAGGAATACTCCCACAAGAGATGGGTATTATTATGAGACAAGCAGAGCCACAAGCTGTCAAGGCTGTTGCTAGAGCGTTTGCTAATCAAGACAAGCTATTACTAGCAAACATGACTGCAGATGAGGCAAGCACCATCTTCATTGTTAATGCTGATAAGATTATGGATATTGTTGAAGCGGATCCTCGCCTTAAACAAATCAAGTATCTACTACAGAACGATATAACCGGAGAGAAAAAAACTGCTGTCTTTAGTCAAGAGAACTTTGGCATAATGTTTGAAGACGCAAAGAAAAAAGGTATTACTACTGTTGCTGATTTTATCTCTTACACTCTCGGCGTTGCCGTAGCTAAGTTAGAGAACAGACAAGACCAATCAGACTTTATGGAGGCTGCTGCAGAGAATGCTTATAAAAGATCTGTAGCATCAGGTGCTCCTGCTATGCCGATTCACGAAGGTGATTCAGTAGTTCAGGTTGGTCCAGCTGCAGGTATGTCCCTATACCGACCAAACTCAGATAGGTTTGTTCGCAATATGGATAGCTCAGCTCGTGGTGGTAGCAATATTTGGAAGCAAAAGGATAGCAATGTATTCTATGTCTATCGTGCTGGGGAAGATGTTGATACCACAGAGATGGAGCCTTACTTTGAAGGGCGTAAGCCCAATGAAGATGAAGCTGCTTATACTGCACGATTCAACAGCGTCTTTGGTTCTATCTTAACAGATAATAAAAACAAAGAAGCGGCTAAACGAACCAGCCTAGAAATGATTGGTCGTAGTTCTGCAATGCCAATTGAAGCATCTATCCAAAAGAAAACAGTTTTACCGTCTTCACAAATTGCTGCTTTTACGAAATCTTTTATAGAGTTTATGGATAACAATCGTTTGGTTGGTTTAAATTCCCCTGCCAGTCTTCTTGAAATGAAGACCTATGATTTCACTGGTCTGTATTTTGATACAGGTGAACTACCAAAGGAATGGTCTGATCTTCCACAACAGTATGCACTTCCGGGTAACTCTAGATATATTAAGCCATACCAGACTAAAACATTTGGACAGGCTATGGACACAGCGGCTAGCGAATTAATACCTGCTCTATCAGATGCAGTGGGCGCACTTCCAGATGCAGCTATGGCTATTCCTAATGCAATGAAAGAAACTGGAACAGGTCCGGATGCTTTCCAACAAGCAGGACAAAATATGATGCAGCAAGGTTATGATAACCTCAAAGCTTCATTACTTAAAGAAGCAATGGTAGGTGGTGATATAGATTCTGTATTAGCACAAACTGTTGGTGACCCAGTAGCTATTCTTAGAACACGCGATGAAGATGTTAAACTTTCACAAGACTCAGCAAACTTTCTTCTGACTGCATTTGATAAAGATCTGTCAACCAAAGTTATAGCTGAAGTTCTTAAGGGTACTAAACAACCTATGTATGGTGTTTCAAAAGATACTTACATGAAAGTTATTGCTGATGTTGTAGCCAAGAAGTGGGAACCCGCTGCTCTTGAATATCAAATCAGACTTAATATTAAAAGAGACAGACTTCTTAAGGAGCGTCAAGGTTCCAAAGTTCGTATGACTTTTGATGAAGCTGTTGCTGGTGTTGATTCTACTTCCTTCCCGCTTGCTCCTTCCGAGGAAAAGCAATGGGTAGACTCAGCCCTCAAGGCTTGGAATGTTTATCAAGAAAGCCAAGTTAAGTCAGTCCTTGATGAAAAAGACTCTGGTCCTCAAGAACGCAACAGGAAGCGACAAGAAGCTACAAAAGAATTTGAAATGAAGTTAAGAGATCCTAGACAATTCATTGATCTCCGACAAGACTTCTTAATGCATTGGTTACTCCCACAGAGTAGAACAACTAAATATACTCCAGACCAACTCTGGATTAAAACAATTACAAAACGATTGCTAGAAAAGTAATCCTCTTTATGGCGCATTGCCCCCAGAAAGGATATGAATGATTAATTACACTAACAACTTTCCTATAGTACCGGAGACACCA